AAAATCATTTTCGCTTTTTACTACTGTTCCAATCAGACTTTTATATACAACAATATCTCCATATTTCATATATTTTTGCCTCCAATCTTCAAATGAAACTATTATTTACTTAAAATATGTATTCTATATTATACAAATCAATCATCGTGCGTTTTTCAGTTGTACCTCTAAAGAAATTAAACCACTCAGAACTCATTAATGGTGCTGTTTTTGCAAACTGTTCCAAAATTTTATTGCTACATTCTTCTAGTCCATTATTACCATAACATTCTGCCTTCAATTCACACCATGTAATTCCAACATTTTGAGGAACTGAAATGTAATCTTTAAAAATTTTAGGAATAATAACTCTTTTTATTTCTGATGGTTCAACTCTTTTTGTAACATATTCTACATAATCATCTACATGTGTATCTGTTTTACCAATTTTATTTTCTTTTGCTTCACATTGAACCTCCAACAATGCTGCACCATAATTAGGGAATGAGTTATGTTTACCAATCGGGCTAAATAAATATACCACCGATGTATCATTTTCTGCTCGTTTTCCTTCGTCCCAATTATCGTTTCCGCACTCATCCATGCTTAAAATTCCATTTTCCATTATGGACTTCAAATCACAAATATCTACGTTTTTGTATAATAGCATTATTATTTCTCCGTTTTAAATCCATTATTTTAATTAATAATATCTTTTAGTAAGTTCTTTATTATACTTCAACAATGCATCTCTTTCTATCTCATCAATTTGATTTCATTCTTATCACTCCAATTTATTTATTCTCTAAAACAATATTGATACAAGGTATTCTATATGAGTAGTCTCTGTTTCCACCAAAATCGTGATCTGACATTCTAATCACAATTGTTTTATTCTTGTAATCACTTTCTTCATATTCAGAGTACGTTTCTGTAATATTGATCCCTCTAATTGTTTCTCCGATATTAAGAAATTTACCGATATTATCCTCTGTAACAGGAATATTAATATTCAAATATACAGACAAACTACTTCTGGAAAACTCAACAGCGTAATCAACATCATCTGGAAAATTCTTAATAATGTTTGAATATCCTTCAGACAATTTTTCAATTTTATCTATTTTCCTTTTATATGGCTTATATGTATCTTCCATATCTGTATCAATCACTTCACAAATAAAGCCATAATAATTTTGATATGTATCATAGTCCATTGGATAATCTGAATTTACTTCATCTCTAATTTCTTCAAAATCGTAGTCATTTGTTTCGTCAAGAATCGTTTTTAAATTAGACTTAAAAACATTACTCCAATATTCTTTTGTTTCAATGTCTTTGTTTTTGCAAATCGCATTTTCAAAAAATTCTGCTGTCAGCTTATCTCTTTTCATTTCAATCACTCCATTGACATATTTAATATTTAATGCTATCATGTTCTTTGCGTTGGAAGATTATGTTTAGTAACTTTTCAAATTACGTGACTAATTAAACAGAGAAGGTGATCCCTTCTCTGTTTTTATTTTACACAATTCCTTCCCCATAAGTCATCTAATACTTTCTGATCGCTTGGTAGATTTGTATAACTAATTCCAATAGTTTGTAACTTGTAGTATTCTTCTTTTGTAATGTCGATTCCATAATCGCCTTTAACAGTTTCTCTATAACCGAATTTATCCTGGCATTCAGGTCTGAAGTACCATTTCTTATAAATTGGTTTATCTCCATGTTCCCATGCAAAAAGACAAGTAATTGTTCTACCAGTAGCAATCTCCGTTGTAACCGATCTTCCAAAATAAGGATTGTACTGCATATAAGCTAATTTGCCTCTTTCAATTGCATCTTGTTTGTCACGTTCACTCATTTCGAATAACTGTTGTGTACCTCTTCCATAAGAAGCATCATACACTTTACTGCTATTCACACCAACAGTTGAATATAATTTAACTCCGTTTCTGTCTGTTGTCTCAACTCTCTTTACTCGTTCTCCATTGATGTAGTCATTGCACAGCCTGTCTGCATAATGCACATTTCCATCTTTATCAACTGTACGAGTTGTTTTCTTCATGTCATAATTATCATAAGCCGCCTTCGCACCACTTGCACCGAAGATTCCTAAGAATGCTAATAAGCCACCAAACATATTTATCAACCTTTCTCTTCTATATTATTTTCTCCATTTGTCCATTTCGTCTACTGACTTCTTATTTAAGTTGTTGTACATATCCTGTCTCTTTCGAGATTCTTCCTTTTGGTGCGCTTTCCAAGGAAGATAAATACATAAATATCCTGCAATTAAAAATCCAATTAACTGTGCCATAATAATTGCCTCCATTATAATTGTTTACGTTCCTATTACTGTTATTTTAATTTTATCATATAATCTTAAATTTTGCACTATATATCCAGGTGTTAAAATGATCCATATTTAGTAACTTTAATACATCCTCAAAACCTTTAACAATATCTGTTGCAAATATAAAACCTTTTGCGTATCCCTCGTAATTATTATTAGGAATAATTGTAAGATACTTTCCATTTTTATGTACTTCATGTCCTCTTTTAGACATTTCCTTCTTAAATTCTTTGTAATTAAACATAATAATCGCCATTCCTTTCCATAAAAATAAGAGATTGAATATTCCAACCTCTTACATATTCTCCAAGTAAATTTCCGTTTCATTGCCCAACTTTTATTTCACTTCTGTCATAATTAGTCTGTATTCCAACACTTCCTTTTGGACTTTCACATAAAGCCCATCCAAAAGCAAGACAATCATGTAATCTAATGTCAGCTATATCTCTATCGCAACCATAATTATCAACAAGATAATTAATTACCTCTTTATCAAAGTCTTCTGGATATTTCCGTCCTATACAAAATACTTTTTCTACTTTCATATGTAATCATTCCTTTCTAAGTCACCACTTTAATATCATCTTTCATCAACAATTTCTCTAATTGGAAATGGAATAAATGTGTTTCTCTTAAATCTTTCCCTGTATCTCTCATTTATAAGTTCCTGCGCCTCTTCTCTTGTATTTGCATGAATAATATCTAAAACAGGACTATCACATTTTCCAATAGCTTCGAAGAAATACATTTTATTTCCATTTCCATACTCTTCATATCCTTGCGATAATGGTATTCTCTGAAATCCGATCTGTTTTGTGTCTGAATTTACTAAATAACATTTTGATTCATGGTCATTTCTAAATTCTATACACTCCTTACTTCTATTTATCATATAACCAACCTCCAATCTTCTTAGTAAATCATCGTTTCATTTCTCTTTCAAAAATAGCCATAGCATCCCTCAATCCTTGATTATATGCTTGCGCAATTTTATATTCTTCTGATTCTTTGACATTTTTAATAGTTGTATCCATCATTTTCATTGATATAATGATTTCTTTTTTAATTTGATTTATCTTATCCATACTTATCTCCAATCATACAATTATTTAATAGTTATACACACCAATATTCTTCTCCATCCATTGCTCTTTTAATTTCATCAATAGACAAATCATATAAATCAGCAACAAAATCTATTGCACTATCAATAGATTGCAACGAAGCAAATTTTCTTCTGTCTCTAAGACAACTAATAGCTTGCTGCAAATTTCTCTCCTTGTGTAATAATTCCTGCTGTTTAATTACTGCGTATTTTTCATAATTGCTTTGACTCATAATTTCACCTTCCTTTTGAAATCCTCATTTCATTTTCTATTTCTTTCATCCCAATTTTCTTCATTTACCCATTTCATAAAATATTCTGTATCGGTTTCTCCATTTTCATCTTTGGTTCTCTCTATAAATTCATCATAGATTTCTTCAGTAACAGAATCCAAACAATCAAATATTTTTAAATCATCATCACATTCTAAAATGGATTCATATCCATTATTCCATGCATAAATGAGGCAAGCTAAGAAATAATATTGTTCTACGCTAACACCAACTCCATCACAGTCGTAAAATGGTTCATCTAGTTCCAAATCTGCAATCAAGAATCTAACATAATCTGCAAATTCTCTTTTAAAATTAGCACTCATTCCTGTTGGTAGCCATCTTTTCGCTAAATCGTTAAGTCTTTCCTCATCAACTACCATTCGTTTACCTTCTAATGTGTATGTTGTCATAATAATTACCTCCAATTCTGCCAATGAAACTCTTGTTTCAAGGTTAATCATTGCATGTATCATAAGCCATGCAATTTCCATCTTCCATCATACAAAAGTGTGATAGAAGCAAGTTGCCAATTTTATTCATTCCATCCTGATCGGAATAAAATATAGCATACTCGTCACCATCTTCGTCTATCCATTTTGTTTTCTCGTCCACGTAATAAATCTTACCAACTTCAATTTGCTTTGGCATAAATTCTCTAATACTAACGCATTTTACCCTTTTCATAATCATCACTCCTTAATCTACCTGAATAATCAATCTAATCCGTTTCCCACCTACACAATCAATAACAATTCCGTTGTCCCCTGTGACATACATATCTGGATAACGACCAACTCTTTCAATTTCAGGTGCATCACCAGTTTCCATTTTGTCACTGAAAAAATCATATAAATCATCCTCAACAAACTCTTTTGTGATTACTTTTTCAATTTCAAATCCGTCATGACAAAATCCTGTATCTTCTGATAACCAATCAGCAATTTCTTCAAGAGCATATTCTCTATCTTCTTTTCTTTTGTATAATTCTTCTAAATCATCAGGAATAATAAGTTCTGTTGGAAGTTCATTTAATACTTCCATATCTCCGTCTGTGTCCCATTTAATATTTATTGCCTTTAACATAATTATTCCTCCATTTCTGTAGCTTCTGCTCCACTATCAAAGCATGTATCAGGTGCATTTTCTTCACCAGCATAAAGTTTCTGCCTTAATATTTCCTCTGCTTCTTCTTTGCTGTTTGCTTCTACTTCGTAATAATCCTCGTAGCACTCATAATATCTAACTTTAAATGTTTTCATAAAATCAACCATCCTTCCTAAATAACAAATCTAATAATTCCGTTTCCATTAGGTAAATTCATAAATTCACCTATACCTCCATGATATAATTTCCGTGCTTCTGTTCTTGTATAACCACATCCATCACACCAATCTGAACAAAAATCTTCCCAATCTGAATACCATGCACATATTTCTGCTCTAATATTGTATCTATTTGCATGAGATTCTATTTTCTGTTTGATTTTATCAGTAAGTTTTATGTACTGGCTTAAATATTCTTCACTTTTCTTGTCCATAGAATCATCACTCTCCAATCTTCGCTTGAAATTGCTATTTACTGTGTTTCTTCAATATTCTTTTCCAACATAAATACAAGTCCATCCTTATATGTAATTCTGAACTTATACATTTCTTCAAGCCAATCGTTAAAACCATCATCAAAATATGTTTTTTCTGTTCCTCTTCTTGGCTTAATATCATCTAATAATTCCATAAAACAACCTGTAATCCCAGATACAGACTCTGCGATTACTATTGGATTTTCCATAAATGCAAGTGTTGATGGAACTGCTATAAATCTGCACCTATTGATATTCGAGTTACTACTTTCTGTTCTTTCAACTACAATAGCTGCCTGATTACAATTACTATTCATAAACATATTATAAAATCTATTTGCATTTTCTTTTCGTTCTTTTTTGGTTGTTCTTCTCATTTCCATCACTCCAATCTATACCAAATTCCATGTTTTAATAGGTGTACTTACTGAAATATCAAAGTGTTCATCATTCCGTAAATCTTCAACCTCTTTTCTAAGTACAATACACTCAAATTTATTCTCTTTAATTGCCTTGCGAATTACTCTCATTGCACCTGCTTTTGATTTGTAATTTCTGTTAAAAGTAGCTCTTTTGTCTTTATCTACAAATCCAACTACTTTATAATAAATTCTATCAGTTGCTTTCCAGAAATTTTCTGCAATCGGAATGAGAACATAATGTTTACACATCCATTTGAAATTCTTTTCTGTTTTGCTGATATAAGGATTACTACCATCAATAAATTCTATATGCTGATATTTCATACTCACACCTCCTTGTAATCTTCCAATAGCTCATTTAAGTTACCTTTTCTCCACCGATGAAGTTTTCCATCGCCAGTATAATTTCTAACAACTCCAACCTTATGACCTGCAACTTTCTGATCGTGCTGTATATACTGACGAACAGAATTATGATGATGTCCATCATTATGCACTTCTATGTACTTTTGTTTATTTCGCTTGTTTTGATATATCCTTACTTCCATATTAATATCCCTCCAATCGTTTCCATTCACCATTTTTCTGTTCCCATGCAGTCGGATTTAAGCCATACAAATCCTTTTTTGAACAATTCATCATATCTTTTATCCATCTGCTCTTTGGTATTGAACATTTCTTCGTGGTCTAAATTACCTTTATTTTCACCAGACAGTTTATATAGTACACCATAAGCCTAACTCATTCATTACTTGGCAAATTCCATTTTGTAATGAAGTACATGCATATTTATCTACATCATCTTCAGTAAAGTTATCATTTTCCTCAAAAATATCATTAATTTTTTGGCACAGATTACCCAACTCTGTTTTCTGTTCTTCTGTTAATTTGTTTAGTAAGTCTTCCATTTAATCATCCTCCTTTAAGTTAGGACACAATCCAAGACCACCATCAATCCTAGGCACTCTTCTATATGCTTCTCTGTGTGGGCACTCTTCTCTTTTGCACTCTGGACAGTAACATTTCTTGTATTCTTCGTAGCTCATTTTCCAATTTGTTTCTTCTACAAATCTTTCTCGTGTAATCATATTAATCACTCTCCCTTCAATTCAGCATAACCACCATCGAAATTCTGTTTCCAACTTCTGTATATTCCGTTTGCATCTCTAAACTCTAAGTAATATGCCTCTCTCCAATCCCAAGGCTCTTGCCATGCAATTTCTGCAATCTCACAAACAATTCCTTGAACATGAACAACATCACCAGGTTTTAAATCTCTCATACTAATCATTCTCCTTTTAATGCTTTTTGTACTTTCTTATTGAAATCTCCGTACTTCGCTTTCCATTCAGCAATTATTCCTTCTGTAGGTTCGCCAATCAAGTTGTATCTTTCTTGTCTGTATTCTTCTGGATTTTCACAACACTCCGTTACAAATACTGCATTTCCACTATTACTTGCATCGCAACCAAAACCTCCAGTTGCAAGCACAAGCTGATATTTTGCTTCTCTAAATTCTGGTTTGAAAAAATCTTGTTTAATTACTACCAACTTGCCTTCAATATTGTCACTTAATGGTTTACATTCACTTCTATCAATTATTGTTTTCATTATCGTTTACCTCCTTCACCCAATCTGGTTCATATCCTCTTGATTCCCACATCATCACATCAACCTTATATCCTTCGCTTTCTGGGAATTTTTCTTTTAGCAATTTATAAATCACTTTTGCTTCCAATGGATACGTAAGATGTCCTTGCTCTGTTGCAAATAGATATTTACCATTTTTTGATACAGTAATTTTTGTATAATCAACCATTTTATTTTCCTCGCTTTCTATCCTGAAACAGTTCTTTCCTTTGGAATTACCAATCACAATCGCTAGGACTAATTCCTTCAATTTTCTTTTCGATTGCGTTTATGTCTTCATGTAACTGTGAGATTCTATTACAAATTGAATTGTGACCACATTCTCTGTAGGCATCTTCCAATTCTTCAACTCTCTGTAAAAATTCATTTCTGAGTTCCTTTAATATATCAATTACAACTTTATCTTCCATATTAAATTGCCTCCTGTAATTTCATTGCTATTATTTCTGTATTTGATACTTTATAATACTTTCTTCTTGCACCTTTTCTAAAAAATCCATAGGTTTTATAGTTATTAACTTCATCCACAACTTTGATTTTTCCTTCAATTCCACAATATGTTATAAATTTTCCTGTAAGTTTTTCGCAAATTTCTTTCGCTTCTCTTTCTATTTTTTCTTTGTCTAAGACAGCATCATATTGTATACGACAACCTATGTTTTCATATTTCATAGACTCAACAAGTGGAATAATTTCATTTAACAAAGCCATATTCTTTTCTACACTTCTGTTCTTATTAAAATCAAGTTTGAAACAATCCATATAATCTTTTCCATTCCATCCTTTATTACTCCAAAAATATAAATCCCAATCACTTTTATAATGTTCCATCGTATCTGTTTCTTCTGAAACCTGGTGAATATCATATCTGTCTATAAACTGCTTCAGAATATCATTTAATGGTTTTGCAAAGCTTTTTGCGACTTTTTCACAATGTATACTCCATTCCTCTTTTGCCATCTTTTCTGCGATTTGCCGATTTTTCTCTTTTTGTTCTTCTGAATAATGTCTATCAAAATGAATAGAATGTATTGAAATCTTTCCGTAACCTTTTTCTATTAACAAATTTTCATTTGCATTTATATAATGATAATCATGTTCTATATACATATTGCTCAACCTCCTACATAACATTCTCAAATTCTTTTACTTTTCTTGCACCAACGTATCCTTTTAATGATTCATAAAATTCTCTTTCTTTATCAATAATTCTATAAATCCACTCACATTTGCACCGCACTTCATGGAATAACATTTCTTCCATTAACTCCTGTTTCTCTTCTTCTGGCTGTGAGAATTTACTAATAAATCCATCTGTATCTGAAATATAATAATTAGCCCCAGAACATTTTGTTTTTCTGTCACACATATACTGAAACACTTTTCTCAATCGTGATTCTGTCATGTAAGAATAATGATATTTATTATCCATGCGATGCTTATTCATTCTCTCTATTGCATAATTCACAAATTTATCTATTGAACAATTTGATAATTTTAATTCCATATCAATCAACCTCACTTTCATAGGTGCTAATGTCAATTCTACCTAGCTTAAAATTTAAGTTTTCACTCCAATTCAAACTGCCTGACTTCACAGGAAACTCATCATAATAACCATAGATATTTGCCTTATATACATTCCATCTTGCACCATCTACATGTAACACTGAATAAATCAGCTTGTCGTTTTTATAGAAGTCATAGCAGCTACAATCAATATCAATGTAATATTTATATCCGTTTTCATCCTCTGTATTGATTGCAAAATCTTCTCTGTTCATCCGTGATATTCTTGATTTACCTATTAGTTCTGCTTTGATCTCGTCTGGAATATCTTCAATCTTGTCTAATAAGCTTGAATCAATGAACACAGGCTTCTTTTCTTTCCGTTCATACAAGTTCGGAAACTTCTTTCTAAACCGTGCTGCTGTTCCACAAATATATTCATATCCGTTCATTCTGTTCTCCTTTCTGTGTAATATCTTACTTTTCCATATTTTTCATCTTCCATCCATTCACCATTTGCAAATATATCTCTTAAACATTTATTGGCTTCGTATTCTGTATCAAAAGAAAAACAATCTTCTTCCTCTGATAAATCTGTGCTCAAATAATCAGGAAGACCATAATACTTCCGTACAATGACATAATATTCTTTACTCATTTCGCTCACATCCTCCCAATAAATAAGACAGACACATTTGTTTGCGTCTGCCTTAATTTATTCTCTATATTATTACTCTTCCTTTGGTGTAATAAGCTTTGTAATCTTCTCTCTGAAAAATTCACAATATCCATTGATACTTCCGTCATTGTAAACCCAGAACCAATCCTCATCATAATTCCAGAAAATCATTACTTCGTGACCTGCTGTAACACTATCAAATACGTGCTTGTTTCTCGTTCCATCTTTTGATGTAAAGCAATCATTTACCGTATCATCACTTGCTCCGTTTTTCTTTAAAACAAGGTATAAATATCTTTTAAGGTTTTCCAAATCCCTTTCTGTTTGAATATCAAAAATTTCTACTTTCTCATCACAACTACAATCATCATTTATGTCGCAATGTGATATATAATTTTCGTTACCCATTCTCTTTAATTGTCTACTTAGTGCAAACAGCGCTGATTCCTCATACTTTTTGCACTCTTCTTTGCTTTCAAATACAGTTCCATCCTCTGCAATGTATTCAATTTTTACTAATTTCTCAATTGTTTCTGTTTTTCTTACTTCATTTACTCTCATAATATTTACCTTAACCTTTCTTAAAATTCTTTGTTAGTTACACTAAAAAGCAGACGAATTTTATTTATCCTCTTGCCTTGTTATTCTCTGTATTATTTACCCTCAATCCATTTGCATATCATTAAGTAAACAATAAAAACAATAATTGTTGCTACAATCACTTTCCAATCAAATAAATCTACTCCCATTTTATTTGCAATTCTATTAATTGCTAATCCTAAGAAAAATGGCAAAACTTTTAACAATGTTTCAATAAAATTTTTCATTTTGTTCATCCTTTCTTCTAAGTAAATTACAATTTCCTTTGACTATATATATTCAACAATATCCGTGTTCGTATTTCTAATTTTACCTTCTAATATATAATCAGATTTCTCTCTGCCACTCTTACAGTTTCTGTAATAATTCAGCAACATTACAAGCTCACCATCAGGAATATTGTAACTATATTCAATACCTCCCTTACTGTCACAATGAATAACTTCTATACCTTGTGATTTATTCTCTAATACAATCTTACATCCATTGTTTACTTCAATTTCTCTCATACTAAACCTCCTTATACCCATGCTGGCTTTACTTTAGTTTCTGGTAAACTTTCCAGCCACTCAATTATATCCTGTGGTACTTCTTCCATCTTCCAAGCAGTTCCGTATTTATAGCCGCACACTGGACATTCTCTACCAATAAAACCGAGTTTGTGATCTTTATATGAAATCAAACCTCTTGTCTTATATTCTGTATTTGAATGTCCTAAACAATCTTTCTCTTTTAATTCGTATGCTTCTCCATAAGTGACTTCTTCACCATCATAAACATCAATAGAATATTCCATATTTGCATATGTTGTTTCCTCTTTAGTTGGATAAAATGGTTCTCCATTTTTCAAACATTCCAATGCTCTTTTCTTTGCGTTATCTTTTTTCTGACAAGCTTCTTTTGTTAAAGTCCATTTCTCAATTTTAACTTTATCCTGAGTGTGTTCTGTCCATCCAAGTTCTCTCATGTGTTCACAATAAGGACACATATCATTCAAATGCCATCTGTCCCAAATATCACATAATTTGTTAAGCATTTCCGTTGTCCACTCATCTGTTGGTGAACCATTTCTAATTTCATCTACACACTGACCAGCAGAGCCAAGACAATCTCCGTTTGATAATGGCGCAACTACACCACTCATACTTAATTTTGAATCTTTATATTCAATTTTCACAAATGCATTTCCATCTACTTCGTTTCCTGTTCTTGTGTAAACTTTACATTTACATGGGTTAATGATTTTATACATAATTACGCCTCCTTAATTCCTTTCAACATACTGTCGATACACAACATTAAATTTCCTTCCATATTTTCTTTAACCATTTCCAGATGTTCGTTTACCTGTTTTCTGATTTCTTTTTCTGTTACATTGTGACCGTAATTTGCAATCACTTCATCCATAATTTGCCTATATGTAAAACCTAAAAGTAAGTCCTCATTTTCATGTATTGGCAAATTGTAAGTAAACTCTTTCCCATTCCGTGAATCCGTTTCAGGATCATATAGCCATCTGCTCATATTCGTTTCCTCCTTGTAATAAAATAGGCAGCTAGTAGATTATTCTCCTAACTGCCTTTGCGATTACTATAAATTTATTGCTTTTCCGTTCTCATCATATTCAATCGGTGCAATGTGAACTGCATACCCGATTTCTTTTTCTTTGTCGTAAATCTCCATTGTGCCACCTGCACAAAATTCAAATGAAAACCGCTTGTCATCTGATTCAATCAGCTTAATCAGATGATCCGTAAGTTCATTTAAGTTCCGTGCGTTCTCTTTTGATTCCTCAACACTTGGCATTTCTCTTCACTCCTTTTCAAAGAAATCTTAGTTTCATCTGTGTTGTCTTAATGCTTCATCAAATGCTTTTATTGCCGACTCTAAGCAGTTAGCCCATACACAGATATTTTCACATGTGATTCTTACACAATCAAAATCTTCATTAATCTGTTCTTTTGGAACTAAATCAATTTTTATTTCCTTTTCCATATTTTCTCCAATCTGCCTTTGAAATGCGAATTTAGTCCTCTTTTATTTTCTGTGCCTCTGCAATAATTTCATCTAACTTTTTATAAACATCTTTACCATAACCTGGATGTTCATACTCAAAATCTAAATGTTTTAACCAGTCCTTAATTGTTTTTGCATTCTCTTCAATAATACTCATTCCATTTCTCCTTTCTAATCCATATGAAACACGCATTTATTATGCTTCTTTAAACTCCTCTTTTGGGTCAACAAACTCAATCTTCTGAACCCAGATTGTACACCCATATTCCTCTTTCAGATGTTTGTATGCAAGTTTTGCACTCTCTTTATTATCTACAGTGCGAAGATGCTCTAAACTTCCGTCTGTGTTATAACAACCCAATCTGTATTTCATGATTCTATCCTCCTTCTTATGAAATATCTGTTTACTCTGCTATTACATTCATCGAGATAATAAAATCCACATCTTCCTGCTCATTATCTTTTAGGAACAATTAAATTTCCTGTCAATGTAACTTCGATTCCATTTTCACACTTTCTAAGACTTCCTTTTTCAACCTCAAAATCATTATATTTAAGAGAAATACTATCTCTCCCATTATATTCAGCTACAATTTTTCCATCCAACCATACATAAACGTTTTCATTTTCGCTTAAATATGATAATAAATCACTTAATCGCATGAACTATACCTCTTCGCATTCTTTTACCTTTTTAAACTTTCTTCATCTACAATGCAATAACAACCAATCGCATTTCCAACTCTGTCATTATCAATTCCAAGCGATGTAATAATTTCATTGAATGTGCCTTCGCTATAATCTTCTCTGTAGATTTCAAGGTATTTCTGACCTTTGGTTACATAGTTCTCTTCTGTTCTACTTCTAAAACAATCTAAAGCATTTTGCAAGCAATCAGCTTTTCGCTTTGCGTCATTCCAATAAGTAAAATATGTTCCACTTGACCACTGCTGATCTTCAGGCTGCGTTGGATCATAGCCACTTGCAACCGCATACTGTGTATCACTTTCGCTTTGCAGTAAAGCATAATTATCTTTCCGTAATAACTCTGTCCATTTCATGTTCTTACACCTCCTATTCAATCACTTCTACTTCTTCGCTTGATCCAATAAGCATTAAATCTTTCATTGGACAATTTTTATTCAAACAATCTGCTTCAAATATGAATCCATCGTTCGATGTACAGATCCATTCTTCTTTCATATGCTTGAATTTTGTTCCTACTTTAATTTCTCTTGTCTGCACAGTTTTATACCTCCTGTAACTTATTCTCTTTTATTAATCGTTCACGAACCATTCTGTTCAAGTCTTTATTGACTGCTATGATTTTATGAGAAGTTCGATTCATATAAATGAAATGACTTCCCTTGCACCGTGTAAATCTGTATCCATTCTGTAACAGAATCGGTTCAAATTCTCTTAGTTGTTTTGTCTTTCTATATGCCATAATTCATCTGTCCTTTCCTTATTATAATGTGTTTGCCCGTATAGCCTGATAGCATAGCTTCATTTCGCTTTTACCGATGTTTCATTTTCATCACTCGCTTTCTAATATATTATTCGCTTCTTAAAATAATTTTTTTCATTAAAATAGCGACCACAATTATTTTGCAGTCGCTTTAATTTCATTTGCCTTTACCATTGCATTGTTCATGTCAACGCAGATCCCATGACAAGTTCTACGTTCTCCACATCGTTTGCACAATGCATTGAATAATTTGCTTTTAATTTCTCTTTCCATTTAGATCTCTTCTCTTTCTAAAAGTGTTTCGTAATATTCGCTTTCGCTTTCAAAAAGCTGGTATTTTCCATTGATCCAACCCATGTATCCATCCGGTACTTCATATCCTTTCATCTAATGATCGCCTCCTGACTAAGTAATGGAATCAACCCAATTCCAATCAAAAATAATGCAATCGTAATTTCTCTTACAAGAAAAAGAGAAACTATCGCAACTCCAATAGTGATCAATCCAATAATCTTCTGTTTCCGTAACACTTTACGCATTTGCTTTCGCCTCTCTTTCTGTTCTCCTTGCTAAATTATTTTCGCTATCTGGGCAAATTCCCATAGCTAATAATGCATCTTTCGCTGTGCATCCTGTAATAATCGCATAGAATAATGCGTCCCATGATGCTTGATTATCTCGTAATGTTCTTGCCATGATTTTCACTCTCCATTCTATAATAATCCACATGCAGCTAATAATTTTTTTGCAAATGGATGTTTGTTTGCTTCGAGTTTGCGTTTTAAATCACGGTTATATCGATCTTCGTAATAATCACGTTCTGACTGTGCGATTTCTGCTTCTGGACGATTATCAATAACATCATAACCATCCTTAATGATAATTATCATTTGTATTTCCTCCTTGTATCTGTACTAAAAAGCGATGCTAACGTCTGTGCTAACATCGCTCTACTCATGTTGTGGGTTTTGATTCCGTGTGGTTTCCGTGTTTCTGTTCGGACTGAATAGATCCGTGATGGTTTGCTTGCCTTTGTTACTTCATAATCACAATAGGTTACGTGAATTTGTTTTGCTTTCTCTGACATTGTTTTTACTTCCTTTCTTATTATTTACCACTCTGCACCGCTGTATCTGACCTGTAAAATAATATCATCAGTTACCTTTTCTGTTCCGTTACTATCTATGAGCATAGATACTACGTCTCCATTTTCATAGTCTTCACAGCCACGAAATTTCCATTTGTTTCCGCTATAATCCTGTACAGTGACAACGTTTTTCTTTTTGTTTACCTTTGTTACTTTCGCTGTCAAAGGATATGTTTTGTTTTCATCTAAATCTTTAAGATGCGGAAGTTTCTCACAGATTTTTGAATATGAATATCCATCTGCCTTATTGAACTGCTTTGTTGTATCGCTAAGCTCAAAGCAGAGATATCCATATTTGTCATAGAAATAACCAGCAATGTCACAAATTGGGATTGCATTTGTGACATTGATCTGTTTTGGAGTTGAGGCATTGACTGTTTGCGTTGGCTGCATTGTGCCTACTGTATAGGATGTAAGGATTGTTGCTGTTGCAAGAATAAGTGATAATAATTTCTTTTTCATATTTGTTCTCCTTTTCTAATTGTTTTTGGGTATAAAAATAGCACCCGGAAATTGGGTGCTTGATTGGTGCTGTGTTTTGCAAATTATTCTTCATCAAAATCATAATTTGCGTCTATCAACTGAAATTCATGATCATAATATTTACGAACCTCTGCACAACGGAGTTCATAGTTGCTTCCGTTTGCTGGATAACCTTCAGCCTTACACTGTGAAGCTATTTCCTGGCATTCATCTCTATACTGCTGTTCTAAGTCGCAGATTTTATCTATATCTGCCTTGGTGTAAATTCCTGCATTGAGCATATAACTACGCATTTCTTCTATTGTTGACATAGTTGTTTCCTCCCTTACATTTGTTTTAGTTTCTCTTAAAGTTCAGCTATTTCTTATTCGCTTTTACTTCCGCTAATTGCTTTTGTAGAGCATCAATTTTCGCTTGGATTTCTCTTTCCTTTTGATCTGATTCATTTACCCATTCCATTATATCCCCGGGTTGAACCTTTAGAAATGCACAAACTTTATCTATCATTTCCGTATTCATAGTTTTATTTTGCGAAAATTTTGTTGGTGTGTTTACAGAAATACCTGCTTTGCATAAGTCTTTCCATTGCATATTACGTTCTTTTAAAATATTCGCTAATTTATAATAAACTATCAATTTATTTCACCTCCATTTTTATACACCTCCATTCTATCACAAAATCTTGTGATTAGCAATAAACTCTTCTAAAATCATGTAATGGATTTTTTGTACACTCATAATCCGTTATTTGACCACAGAATTTTCCTAAACGCACTCCACCAGATCCGCATTTCCGTTTACGATCATGTGACATCATTTGTTTATAATTCAAGCGTTTTGAATCATCTTTGAATTGCTGCGTATAGTCATACATCGCCTTTGTATATTCATTACGCATTTCAGTTTTGAGAAATTTCTTTCTACCTGGAATATGAATAAGCACAGTAATTTCGCCTTTTCTCATTCTAAAATCAGAGCAGAAAATCTCTACTCCGTTTTCGCTACGCAAAACGATTGTATTGATCGGAAATTGTTTTCCATGGTAAAGTTCATTTCCAAGTGTTCGTCTAATTTGCATTTTCATTTGCGTTCACTCTCCTTTTATTAAAATGCACACTATTAAAAGGCAGAACCGAAATTCTGCCTTTCGTACTATACATTTTACGTTGCTTTTATGCGAAGTAATGCTTAATTACAATATTGCTGATAGTGCTTGCAAGTCCTGAATAGTCATAAGTCACTTCACCTGTCTTGCGATTCTTTTTCGCTTTGACAAGTGTGTTAATCTGACGCTTTTTGAATGAGACAGTTCCTTTCTCATCGTCTACATCAAACTTGTTGCTGAAGCCCTTGATATAGCAATCGTTCAAAAGCTTCTTGTCCTCTGCGGTGAGTTTAACCCTTGTTTTGCTTGTGTACGGAGTTTCAAAAGGCAGAGAAAAAGTTTTCTTGATGATTGTTTCGAGTTCTGCGCTTGCCTTTTTATAGGCTTCTTTTACCTCTTTAGACATTACAAGGTTTCCGTCATCACCTGCTTTGGAGTTAATATGAATTGTCTGTAAAGCTTCATAAAGTTCAGGTGATTCAAAAGCAGGAATAATTGCATACTTTACAAGCTTAGAGTTATCCCATGAGCCAAGTACACGAAGTACAGTTCTTACAACATCAGCAGAGTTGCCAAAGTGATCAGCATTTTTCTGTGACATAGCAGAAATAACTTTATTGTATACTTCTAATGTGTCCGTCTGTGTCTCTACAAACTTAGCCCGTGATTCATTTGCAGAGTCTAATTGTACCTGGAAAGCTTGTACTTCTTCGGGTGAATAATTGCCGTTCTCGTTAGCAATCTTCTTCTCAAGTTTAGCGATGGAATCATCAAGCAACTGAATATTCATGTTACAAGACTCGTGCTGTACTGCTGTCATAAGTTCAGACTTAGACTCTTCTGTGATGTTCTTTGCATAGAAATTGATCTGTAAGTTTTTCATAGTATCTCCTATTCTCCTATTTAACGCATAGGTGCTATATGATTTTATTGTATTTATTGTCATAGTGTTATGCACACTATAAAAGAGCAGACTGGTAGTGCTGATCTGCTCCTCTAACTATGTATAACTCTGATATACAGAACACAGAGGTACAACGGTCATGTGGATTGGAATTACCCAACACCAAGAATAGCAGGTGTTACCCTGCTACCTGCCACTTTATACTTGTGTCTGTCTCTTATGTATTTATTGACTTAGTAAGTATGATTATGAACCTAAGTCAATCACGCTTTTTGTTGTAGCGCGGTTTTTTAAGTTCGTGCCGTTTCTAATCAGCTTTAACGTCACTCCTAGAAAATAACTAGGCTTTTTGACCGTATACACTTGTGAGTGTTCTCTCACGTATTTATAGCTAAAAATAAATGCTATAATTTGTTGTCCAAGGTAATAAACCGGGACAGCTACACTATTTTTTCGAGACTTTGTGTCTATTGTCTGCTATATGTTCCTGCTTTTGGCAGTGCTTTGTATAGAGGAAACATTGGATATTAAAACCTCTAGCAACCCTACACACTTTTAGTCTTTTGCTTGTCACTCTAGGAATGGCAAACAGTACCTATACATGAATAGAACTGTTTATATTTTTGTTGTGGAATTAAAGCGGATATGCTAGAATTGTTTTGGGAACTTTCCTAGCTTGCAACCTGCTAGTTAGAATTGCCGTTCTGCTAGTGGGTGCTTGCTTTAATTCATGTTGAATTGTTAAAATTGTATCACATGTTTATGTGATTGTCAACAAAAACTTTTGATTGCAACTATGTGAGTTTGCAGAGCCTTAGCACTTTGTTGTTTTCTTTGTTTTGTTGAGATTATCTTATCACAAGAACTTGTGATTGTCAAGAACTTTTTCTAATTTGTTGTTTTTTGTGGTTCGTTCTTGACTTGTCTATACTTTATCATATGTTTGTATGATTGTCAACATGTTTTTATGATTTTATTAGAAATTGTTTTGTATAAATAAAAGCTATGTTAAACGATATGTCATAGTTTTAAACTATACAAAATAATAATATCAATACTATCTCATATAGTTTTAAAAACTACATCAAACTTGATCAAATGATCAGAAAAAGAATGGTCAATATATATCTATTAACCATTGTTATAGACTAACTGGGGGTAGTTAAAACTAACTAATAGGACTGCAAATGCAGCAAACCCTATAGCTGATTCATCCACACACCAACTTAAAAATCCATCCTTTTCCAATCCATTAAATTCCAACAAAATCAAGCAAAATCCCAATTTTACTATCTCAAACCACTTATCGTACCCCATATCGTTAAAACCCACTAAAATCAAGCATTTCAGCCACTTCCAAACCCAAAAATCAAACTTCTATCTTACCAAAAATCACACCCACAATCCTATTTTCTTCCTTATATATAAGCGTTTTCACCGATAACGATTTTTCCATCAAAGCCACACTCAAGAATCTCAACCTATAGGGAGGTATATTAAAACCATAGCATAAATCACCTTTTAAATAGAGATATCCATATATAAAACAGCAATAAAAAAGGACTACAGCTAAAGCCATAGTCCAATAAACAAATACTTGATCAATAGAAATATATATTTATTTTTTGAATATCATATTTATCTTTAAAATTCAAATTATATCCATCTTTCTTTTTTACTTTTTCATTAGCAGGGACATAAACATAATTAGTAACTATTCTCGTTAATTCTCCACTACTATTATAACATAACGCAGAATATTTTGCAGATTTAGCAATAGGTGAAGTAAAAACAATATCTCTATATATCCAATCATTACTAATATATTGATCAGAAATATTATATTTTATATCAATAGAATCTGCTCTATTTACACTTCTCAAAGATATCTTTAACTGTTCGTCATATTGTATTGGATTATTAAAATCTATTACACGTCCATTATTATATTCCATTAATGCAATAATATAAGTATTTTTATTTACTATATAATCATTTGTGTTTTGTCTAATATAAAATCCATCCTTATCGTATTGTTTAATAGAAATATTAACATTAACAGTAACATCATTATTGTTTACAATTTTGATCATTTTATTATACTGTCCCGAATATGCATTTTCAGGAATATCAATCAACTCATAACTTACATGATCTTTTAAAGCATCCTTGACAGTAACCTTACAAACATAATTTTTATTATTATATTTGGCGATTATTTTAACAGAACCATGTTTTAATGCTTCTATATGTCCATAATTAGTAACTTTCACAACATTTTTATTAGAAGAAGACCATCTAGCAGAATATATTTCCGTTTTTCCGTCATGTATTTTCAAATTCTTTACTTCGCCAATATACAAAGTAAGCTTTGTATAGTTCAATTTAACCTTATTGGCAGCATAAATATTTTGTGGTACTAATTGAATAACGGTAATAACCATTACAATGCATAATACAAAACTAAATATCCTCTTTAATCTCTTCAATTTCTTCATATACAAAACCTCCTTTAAAATTAGATACATTTATTTTACTACCAAAAGAACAATAATACAATAATCATATTTTTATAAAGAGAGAATAATACATCAAAGGAGGAATCAAATATGATACAAGAAAACGAAATACCAAAATATCTCAAGTCAACAGAAAGCAATATCTCAAAGAGTAACCGCAAATCAAAACACAAACATCATTATGAAGAATGTTTAATTCAATATAAATGGAATTTTAAAAATAACGCATTTACTCAAGAAGAAAAAGAACGTATTCATACATCATTATGCAGTTACTGTACTATCTGTGGAAAAATTGGAGGAATAATTAAAAATAGTAAATATCAGGAAGAGATCGAAATATTGCAGAAACAAAGACAAATAGGTAGTAATTTTTGGATAAGCATATCAGGTGAAGAAATTTATAAAATGTATCATGATAAGCTACCAGTATTTTTTGTAGATAATATCTTCACAGAGAAGTACGTCAATTTGAAACAGAATTATAATTCAGATGGAGAATAAAACTATAGGTACATCATATATGTACCCAAATGAAAGTATAAATCCAAAACACCATATACCTAAATCAATCAATAATAATCAACCAAAAAATTATGGAGTTTGTATGTAGCGTTAGCGAAATACAAACGGAATAGTCTGTCTTATTAATAATGTTATATATCTTCTTTCAGTTCGGCAAAGTAGGTTTCATCCCCTACCAATTTCAAAAATAAAACAAACAGGTGGGGGTTCAGACCTACTTTACTGAACGCTCGCAAATTTCTCTTCCACTTAATTTCAAATGGAGAATAAATATCACATATAAAGGAGGAATTGTTATTGCAACAGAAAACAGAATACTTTACTCGTTTTCCAAATAACTATATTCAGGGAAACATTAAAACTAAATATGGAGTTAGTCGTAAATTCTATATTACCTATATCCTTATTGATAAATATAGGTCTTACGAAGACTATAGTTGGATTACTCTTAGAAAAGTTTTAAATTTCTACGGATACAAGACACACAAACGCAGACCGAAAGCTGTTCAAGAAATTCTTGATGTACTGGAATATATGATTAACAACAAAATGATTGAAGTTCAACAGGATCTTGACACCCTTGGATATGATACTGGCATTGAAATTAAGATCATTCCTGAAAATTTTGATGCTGTTGACAAGTTCTCAAAAATCACATCTTCTCAGCTTGATTTTATTATGATGAACGAATCTAGTATTAATAAAGAGAATATATTAATGGCTTTTCTTTATATTAATTCGTATATTTTCATTCGTCCCAAAAATAAAGATAACGAAGAAACTATGTATAACCCTGAAACTAAACCAGAAGCTTTTTGGCGAAGTATAGAATCTATGTCAAAAGAACTCTCTATGTCAAAAGATACCATTAATCAATGTATTCAATATCTCACATCTTCTATTGGCGACAAAGAACCACTTCTAATCAAAAAAGAAGTTGGTAGCGTTCAACCTAATCCAAAGAAACCACCACAAAATGTACCAAATATATATGTACTTAATAAAGAAGGATATGAACAAGAAATTGAATGGGCTATTGCTAAGATGTTGGAAATCTATAATGTAGACTCATTTGGAGAAATCAAAAACGGCAATAAGTCGTAAATAAAACAGAGAATAAACATATGTAACAAATTAACGCAGCACTCAAAGGAGTTGATTGCAATGAATAAATTTTTAAACAGTAAAGGAGAACTAATTAATGAACAAAACCGTAACAATTACATCAAAGAACCATAAATACCAGAATACATATGGAGGCAATATTTATATGTCAGATTTTTGCACCGATTATGAAGGCAGTCGTAATATTGCTGATAGAATCATTTCGGATTGGAAAGACGATCTTTCACGTCATAAACAAATGGAAAACAATATCAAAAGTTATAGAGAAAGGAAGATGAACAATGGCAGATAAAAATATGACAGTTTCAATTGAAGAACAGGAAATTTGTATTAATGCAATGCGTGATGAGAAATTCGCAACAATTTATGCTTCAGATTCTACATATATTACTAAATTGGATAGATTGTGCAAGGAAAATCATGATATGTACTCTCTAGTTCAAGATACTGGTAGAGGTAAGAAATATTTATTAAAGGATAAAACATTAATCAGTTTTAGAGCAAAGAAACGTGAACTTACAGATGAACAGAAGAAACAGGCGGCTGAACGTATGAGAAAATATCAAGCTAGTAAATCTAACTGAGATACCATTTCTAGCCAGAATTTCTAATATACACCATTGTACAGAAAATTCTATACCATTCGGTGAACAAATACTCATCTAAAAATTGTAACTTGAAAATTTAAGCAACTGTATTAAAGGAGAATCAAATAACTATATGTGTAGTATATGTGGAAGATATGACGGTCTGCATGATTATCGTTGTCCTTATTACTCTCCACCTCGTCCAAAGTATCTATGCTGTTATTGTGGCGAAGGTATTTATCAGGGTGAACGCTATCTTGATAATGAAAACGGAGAATATATGCATGAGGACTGCATTGGATGTTTAGGGACAGGTCAGATAATTAATTGGCTTGGATTCAATTATAAAGAAATGGAGGATCATGATGAATAAGTTAATAAACAAGTTAAAAGATAAATTACCGAAATTTTGTAACACACAAGATTTTTGGTATGTGAAATTTAAGGATAAACAACATTATATTGATAAAAAGAAATTTTGGAAGATGTTGGTATACAAATTACTAACATTTGTATCAATTGCTTTTATTTTTGTTTTCGCAATCATGATTGATAATTTATGTATTAGAACAATAGGATTAATAATTTCTGTTGATGCATTTGGAATCGTAGCTTTTAACGAAGGCAAATCTGAAAGTGAGTAAATAGAAATTTCATTAGGAGAATATATAAGTGTAAAGAAAATTTTATTAAAGGAGGATTTATATGGTCAATTATGAACCAGAGTTAATGTACGCATTGGATTCTAAAAGTGAATATGCCGATTGGAAGAATGTTTACAATGTAAGTGGCAGTGACGTACTTTATTGTCCTATTTGTTTAGGAAGAGTCAAACTTTGGAATGGACAAGATCCAAATAAAGCATACAAAAAGCAAAGATGTTTTCATCATATTGATGGAATGTGTTCACAAGAAAGTAGAATCCATTTTGCTTATAAAACATGGTTACTTGAGCAAGGAAGTAAATTTAAAGTTGGAGAAATTATATATGAAGTTGTTAACTCAGAAATTGAAAAGACGTTTCATACTAAATTTGGTGACTACCGCCCTGATATTACTGTAGAAACCACAGAAGGGAAAAGTTTTTATATTGAAATAGCAGATACAAACAAGAAAACTGATGACTATATTGAAAAATGGGACGAACTTGGATGCGATGTTTTGGAATTAGACGTAAATGACCAGCTAATAAAAGCAACAACAGCAGAGATTCCAGAATTTGATATCATTTACTCCTCTTCTACTGGTGAATGTTATATTAAACATTATACGAGGCAAGATTATGATGATTTAATTACAGAAAGAAAGATTTATTGGAAGCGAAATGATCTTATTAGATATAAAATTCAATGGGAACGATTGGACTGGTTTTGGAGAAAACTTCAAGATTTTTATTCTGGAAATTCTAAAATTGATGTTTTAATTGAAGCATTTAAGCAGATGGATTCAGAAGACCAACGTTTCGTATGTAAAAGAATGAGAGGTAAACATACTTCATTAAGATATGAATTAGAGAATAATTATACTGATAATGAAGATAAAGAGAAAGCAAATCTTAATCATATTAGTAAAACGATTAGAGAAATTAATAAAGAATTTTATTTATCAACAACTAATGGTTATCCATATTTATGTAGAGATCATCATTCTGTAGAATTTAGGAAAAGTTTGTATGTAGCCTATATATACGAGATAAACAAATCAACAACTCCTGCGGATGTATATAATTATTTTTATGAATATATAAAAAGCTATTTAGAAGAAGAAAAAGAACGAAAGCTGAAACAAGAAAAATTAAAATTGGATATTCAAAACCAATATGAACCAATTTTGTCGTTTTACAATGAGAAAGTTAATAACTGTAAATATAAAACTTGGAAAATGAGATATTGGATGGATAATCGTTTTAATTATTCATGTGAAATTGTTTTATTTGATTATTCTTACGCATCCAGTTTTACATTACAAACGAATTTATCAAAAGATAAAAACGATCTATATGAAGAAATAAGAGAAAGTATCTTAGAAAGAATGGTGTATTTAAAGATTAAAGCCAAAGATGCAATAAACAAAGAAATTAGAATTATGGAGGAATATTAGAATGACAAATAATACAGGAGTTTACATACCATCTATTGATGCAAAGGATATTTATTTATCAGCACATTACATTGAGGAAAATCCAGAAGGATATAATTTAAAACTCAAAGATGGACAGTATAATTTACGAAAATTTATCAATACACTTGATTACAGTTTGGATCTTATAGAATTAAAAGATATTTACTATAAAAAATTTAGAAAACATGATTTTTCATTTAGAATTAAAAAACACGACTACTCTGTGAATGTAATTAATCTCACATTCAAGTATTCTGTTAAAGCATGGAATCAGATGAATAAAAACACTTTTGTTAGACTTGGATATGACTATAGAGAATTATTATTCGAAGATGGTATTGCCAAAAATAGCAAAGGTGAAATCGTTGGGATTAAGACGAATGAAAAAATCGAAAATCCGATTGATGTACCAAAACCATTTGTTAAAAAGCAGGTAAATATTTATGATAAAAAGGATAAATCTATTATTAAAGAGATTCAAACTCAGTACCACAAAAAGGGTGAACCTAAGACAGTAAAGACAAATGCGGAACTCAGAACGGAATTATATAAAGATGGATTTATTTGTAATGGGGTTAAATATTGTCGTATGAAGCGTTCTACTGGTTCTGCGAGAGTTGGTAAATGTCTTTTTATTAGAGAAGATTTATATGAACCAATTTTAAAGTTCAGTTCAGGTGGTCTTAAATATAACCAAGGTGATCCAATTGATTTGGCTGCATATGAAGGGTATATTGCTCTTCCATCAAGCAGTATTATTGATACGATTCCAATCAAACCAGAAAATATTCTCTTAATTGATGATTACGACAGCATATTTAATGAGGACGTAATCGAGACTCACGATGAAGATGGATGGCTTAAAACCACTGAAAAGAATTGTGAAATCACAAATACGATTTGGGACGGACAATCACTTATGGATATATCATTATTTGGGGATTACTCAGAATATGGTATGCTTCTTCTTAGAAATCTGATGTTCAAGTCTTGCTGTTTCAACTGCAATATCCAACAATGGTTTAAAGATAATAATATAACAGATGTGTCTCAGCTTAACGGTAAAACAAGAGCTACAAAAATTGAAGACGTAAAGTTAATTACTACACCTAACAGTATTAAATATTTGAAATTTAGTACATGGGATGAATGGCTTGACCATCTGTATCCTGATTTTGGTGTTGTAAAGCATGATAAAAAAACTCATTTCTTTGGTGGTCGCTTGGTACAGACTCATTATCAGTTACTCAACACCCTTCAGATGTCAAAAGATGAAGTAAGAGAATTTTTGCAGGAATCGCTTGACTTTGCACAAATGCTTAGAGATAGACCAGAAGTTGTGCGCTATTATATTAAATATCCTAACATTGATGGAATGTCTCCTATGGACAGACCTATGAGTAGCAAAAATGATGTCGTTTATAATTTGATGTGTATAAATGATAATTTTACTAAAACTAAATATTATCAAGATTTTTTACATGATTTATTAGCATCATATTATAAAAATCTAAAGAATGGTCATATTTATGTGAATGGTAACTACTCTACTCTTCTTGGTAATCCAATCGAAATGCTACAACAGGCGATTGGTAAATTTGAAGGAAAGAGTCAAATTGGAATTGGTAATATACATAGTACCCGTTTTGAATATAACAAAACACTTCTTGCTAGTCGCTCGCCTCATGTTACAATCGGTAATATTTGGCTTCCGTATAATATGGAAAATAAATTGATAGATTGTTACTTTAATCTTACAAATGAGATTGTATGCATAAATTCTATTGGAGAAAATGTATTACAAAGACTTTCTGGGGCTGATTTTGACAGTGATACGGTAATGTTGACTGACAATGAAAAGCTCATTCGTGCAGCAAAAAGAAACTATCAGTTGTTTAAAACACCAACAGCAAATGTTGATTCTACGAAGAAAAAAAGATATTACACACCAGAACAACAAGCAGATCTTGATATTAGAACATCTGTAAATAAAATTGGAGAGATTGTCAATTTATCACAAGAGTTAAATTCTTTGCTTTGGGACAAGATGTATCATGGGGCAACTTACAACGACATAAAAGAATTGTATTATGATATATGTCAATTAGATGTAATGTCTGGAATCGAAATTGATAAGGCAAAGAAAGAATTTATCATCAATAATGGTAAAGAGCTGGATAAGTTACGTGAAAAATATGATGAGTTTGTGCGTGAATATGAAGAGAATGAAGAAGGTGAGTTAGTAAGAGGTAAAAAACGTATGCCACACTTCTTCTCTCATATCTCTAAGCAAAAAGGATATTACAATCCTGATAAGAAACATTATTGTAAATGTCACACTTCGATGGATTATTTGCAGACCATTATCAATGGATTCAAAATTAAAAATCCATATAAAAAGGATTGGCTTCCATTTGTATCTATATTAGACAACTCTTTATTTAGAACAAATCGTGTAAATCAGAAACAAATAAATAAAATTTATAGTATTTTAAAAAGATATATAAACGAAAGAAAAAATATTTACGCTTCTGATTCAGATACAAAAGAAGATAAAAATGAAAAAGCGAACAAATTAAGAGAAGACCTTATTTCCGACATTGAAGATGAAACAATCGGATTTTCTACATTATATCGTCTACTCTCTTCTCTTGAAGATAAAGAAAATTCTCAAATCAAAAATCTTTTATTAGAAATTATGTATCTTTGTGGTAATGATAGTTTCAATAAAGCTATTATCCAGTCGAAACATGAAATTTCCCAATTAGAAGAAAATGGTACTGATATTAAATTGTTTGATATTGGCTACAAAATTACAAAAAAACATGCAAAATGCGAAATTGAGTAAGTCTTAGATAACGAATTTCGTGACCAAATTTATTTTACATAGGAGAGGGTAGTTTTCTGCTTATTATTTTTTATGATTACTACCCTACTTCATTGTATTTCAAAGGAGTGATTTACAATACAACAAGAAAAAAAATATTACAATCAACGATTTATAATAAATCAAATTCAAAACGATACGGGCTGCTCTGCAAGAGATATTGGAAGAATATTATCGTCTTTGCGAGATTTGGTAAAGGATAAACTTAGTGATAGTGAAGATAGTGAATTAAAAATATTCCCTGGACTAAAAGTAACTTCAAGATATATACCAACTGAGCAGTCTAATCTTAATTTCTGTAATAATGGAACAATCAATTCAGATTTTCTATTATATCTTAATGGTGAATTCAGCCATAGATTCAAAGAAGAAATAAAACAATTACATAAAGCAAAACAATGAAATCAGCTTTTCTTGGCTGATAAAACAGAGAATATATAATTGTCGAGAGACATTATAACAATGTCCTATACGGACATAATATAACACAAATTAAATTCAGAACAGTGATTTAGATCTCGTATCATACTGAGGCAATAAAGTCCATAGAGACAATGTATGTGGTGCAAGCAGCCATAAATGCTAACTTTAATGTTAAGTTGGTAAACTTACGGATAATCAGCTTATTTGGTGAACTGATAAAATCTAAGAGATTCCATCGCTACTAATTCATTGGCGGTTCTGAACAATTCTAAAGTTCATTTCTAAGATTGATACATATTCATATTGTACTCCTCTTCTTATAGATCGGTGGCTGTGCTACAGTTTCTGTGGTATGGTCACTGACAATTCTTAATCTCTTATAGCTCAGCTGGTAGAGCATCGCACTGTTAATGCGAAAGTCGTAAGTTCGAGTCTTACTGGGAGAGCTTTTCTACTTTTGTAGGACTGGTTGGTTTCGGATCAGGAGATGTTAAATCTCAAAATAAGCATGGCGACATGTATAAAGTGGTTCTTATCGTATTATAAGGCTGCGACTGTGAAATACAGTTTAACGGAAAACACATAAAATCTACGCCCAACCTTCTATTCAAGGACAACTGTTGGCGAATATGGTTGATTGGTGGGTGTCTTGAAATAGGCACTGTAGTAACACAGAAATGTGGGTATGATTTGTGTACTATTGGTGGGAATACCGCAAGTATAACCGCTGGTAGGATTTTGGTAATATCTCTTAAGTTGAAAAACAGGGATGGAATCAAAAAGTAAGGAGATCGCAATCCGAGCAGGATGGTGATGATTGGGCTGTACTCAAAAGGTACGGATGATCAAATGTACACCTCATCGTCCATAATAAGTACATACTTTTGAAAGAAATCAAATTATTTTAGGTAAATAATATTTAAAAGAAAATTACAAAACAGCAAAAGTGTGTGCGACCGCAAAGAGAAAAACAACTTATTCACCTGTAATATGGTGACATATAGCACTCGCAAGGTGTTATATGAGAAAGTACAAGTACGTGCAACTCTAATAGGCTGCAACCTATGAATCTCGCAAGGAAGAATGTGCAGAAAGAAAATCTATAATACTTTGTGGTAAGAGTTTGCCGATTATGTCAAAATCGGTGTTGTTGCTAACTACAAGCTAATCGCTTGTGTGATAAACTGTGTCCAACCACAGTAAGTGTTAGTGTATTGAGTCAAATATCTCAGCTCATATTAAGTAAGGATCTCATACTTCGGTATGGGATTTTTTATTTTGGGAATTAGTTCAGTTTGGTTAGAACGCCTGATTTGGGTTCAGGAGGTCGTGGGTTCAAATCCTACATTTCCAACTACTATCCTACTTTGTAGGAAATAAATCAAGAAAGAAGTGAAAATTATTAAGTACATTTCAAAAAATGAAATTGAAAAATTATTATTCGAAGGTATAATTAGAAACACAAGACGAGGATATGTAGATCGCAGAGGCGAACATATTGGATATTACAAGACTTGTGGTGGAAAGCGTTACATCGAAGATAAGTATGTTAAGTAGGTTTTGCCTATGAAAAATCGAATTGAATATAAAGGTTTTTATATTGACAAGACTGAAAATGGCTATCGTATCTGTAGACAAGAAGATACAGAAAAGCATACTCATCTCTCGAATCTTAATCCGTCATATAGACTTATAGACAATGTGTTATCAAATAAAATTCCAACTCGTTGTGGATGTTATTATTTAGAATCACATATTCGTTTGAGTTATGATGAAAATTATATTAGAAATATTCGTGAATATATCAAAGTAAAACAGAATAAAACGAAACAAATGTATTTTAATCCTGGCAGAAAGCGTTCTGGTGGGAATTTTTAATTTTATGGAGGAAAAGGAAAATGGCAGCTAGTAAATTAAAGTTCACAAGAACAACTACAGACAAATTAACAGTAAAGGCAGGTACACTCTCAGAGGATTGTACTACTATTACATACACAGATGAGAATGATATGGAGCAGGAGGTAAAGGTAGCTGATCTGCTTACTTCATTTAAGAATCAGGTAATTGATTTTACTGTTGCATTAAAAACAGATGAGGAGCTGGATGTTCCGTCTGATGAAGAGTAAGGGGTTGGTGACTGATTGTTTAATGTTGAAAAATTCAAAGAAGAACTTTCAAAATATGGACTAACTCTTGAAACATATGACAAGATTATCACAGATATTGATTCAAAAATTGATGGTGAAAATGACTATGATTGGTCAGAAATCAAGGATAAATATGGAATTAACTGCAATTCAGATACCATTCGTAAGTCCTCTTCTACTCCTTTTGGTGGCAAGATGAGAAGTGAATATGAAAAGTATAAAATTGGGTTAAATAAAACAGAGAATATTTCTGATAGTGAATTAGATGTGAAGATTCAGGAACTTCGTAAGGAACGTATCAAGTTACAGACAAGCAATGTTGAAAGATCGAGAATTGACAGAGCTGAAGCACGTCAGGAAATGTATTATGAATATGTTGGTAATGTAGTTCAATCACTCACACCGCCAGAATTTCATCCAATCGAGGACAATATTCATCACGAAATTAATTATCTAGTAGGGTTGGCGGATGTCCATTATGGGGCGGCTTATTGCAGTGTCAATAACGAATATTCACCAGAGGAAGCAAAAAGACGATTTGAATATTTAACTTACAGATTGATCCATTTTGTACAAGATAAGCATATTACAACATTGACAATTGTTTCGTTAGGAGATTTAATCCAAGGCGTTTTGAGACTTAGTGACTTGAAAATTAATGACAGTTCAATTGTAAAGGCTACAGTGGAAATCTGTCGATTGATTGCGAGTATGCTTAATAAATTGTCTACATATACAAAAATTGCATATTATCATACTCCATCTGCTAATCATACTCAACTTAGAGTATTGAATGCCAAAGCATCAGAACTTGCAGATGAAGACTTAGAATATCTTATGGGTAATTATATAAAAGACTTATGTGTAAATAATGAAAGAGTTACTGTTCATTTAGCAAAGGAAGGAAATGATTTTATAGAAGTCTATATTCCTGGTAACGAAATTATTGCTATGCATGGTCATCAGTTAAAAAATATTGAAAATGCTATTAAAGACATAAGTATTTTACATAAAAAGTTCTATGATACGGTGCTTTTAGGACATTATCATTCTGGTAAAGAAATTCCATCTCATGAAGGAATTTTAGGCGATGCAGAGGTTCTTATTAGTCCATCTTTTGTTGGTTCTGATCCATATAGTGATAAGCTATGCAAAGGAAGTAAGGCTTGTGTTAAGGTATATGGTTTTGACAAATTATTTGGACATACTGAGACATATAAAATAATTTTGAATTAAGTAATCTGAAAGAGAAATCAATCAGATAGAGGCTACAGGTTCATAGCCAGTCAACTATCTTTGATACTTGACGAACAATTATATATTGATGAATTACTAATTTCAAGACAAAGTAGACCAAGTACGAGTGACTTGGTTTTATATTATGCATAAGTAACTATGAAAATTGGGCTAATTTTCTACTTTTAATTAGTCCGATTGTATAGAAATTGTGATGTTGCTGTCACAATTGTATGTATCGGAGGGAGTGTACTCAAATGAGACACTACCCTCTTTTGTATTAAAAAAATAAATAATTGAGAAAAAAGGAGAAAATTAAAATGACAAAGAACGAGGTATTAAAGGCAGTAGCAAATAAAGTTGAGGGAGCTTCACAGAAGGATATCGCAGTTATTCTTGATGCTTTTGCTGATGTAATCACAGAGACATTAACAGCAAACCACGCAGAATCAGTTCCTGTTGGAAAGCTTGGAAAGTTTAAGGTTAAGACAGTTCCAGAGCGTAGAGGAAAAATTATGATGGGTGATCGCAAAGGTGAGGAGTATGTAACTCCACAGCATGATGAGATTTGCTTTAAGATGTCAAAGTCTGCAAAACAACTCTAATTCTAAGGTGGTGAAAATATATTGAAAACATTTGGTTTTACAGATACAAATGATTTTGCTGAATTTTTAGCAGATACTTTTGACAAGTTGGATGTTTGTACAAGAGATTATGATGATGATTGTTCAGAAATTGTAGTTGTGGCTAAGTATGATGTGATGAAAGATGTTCTTAATTCTGTTATTAAGAATACGAATTTTAAACTTGCTTCTTGTAACGATTTGAATGATCCTTATTTGGATGGTTATGATGATGCATTTATTCTTAGTATTGATTCTGAAATGAATGTATGTGTTCGGGCTGCCAAGTATGAGGGAAGTGATACTTATATCAATATGGATGAGACAGACATTGTATTTATTCATGGAGATGTGAGTTCAGCTTTTGTTAAGGATAATAAAGATTCTGGATGCATTATTCATGAATTCAACATTGGTGAGGACGCTGAAGATGTAGACGATGATTGTGATGGTAATTGTAAGAATTGCAGTTGCAGTGACGTAAGTGATGATTCTCATAAAAATATTACATTTGATAAAGATGAAAACGGAAATATTCACGGATTTACTTCTGTTAAAAGTGATGTTAATGGATATGAAAAGCGTGAATTTTATTCTAGTAAGCCGATTGATTTAAGTGATTTTGACGAATATAATTCGGTTGGAAGATTATTTGATTTGCTTGATTTTATTTTTTAAATATTTAGAGTGTGTGGTGTATGCTGCACACTCTTTTTGTATCCTCTCATAGACCACTAAAGATGTGGGGCAGACTGTAAATCTGTCGTCTTCGGATCGGCTTGGAGCATTACCAAGTGGGAGGACTTTTCAATGTTTTTATATACGGATTGGGAGATGTTAAATCGGCAACGAACTTTATATGGAAACAGAGAATAAATATATGTGCTCATGATTGGTGTCATAGCTGATTGTGGGATTTATGGAATGGGACTGTCAGAAGTCATGAGCTGACAGAGTAGAGTCACCTACCTCTCTCCCATTCTATTTTTATGTATTAGAGTAGGTGAGAAAGTAGGAAAAATTATGGGAACAAAAAATGTAAACAAACAATTGGAAGCTATAAGAAATAGTTTTCCAGTAAAATTTTCGGAAGATGTTGTGTACAATTTATTGAATGAGAGTATTGAAGTTGTATACAATGAAAAATTAAAATCGAGAAAATATTACTTAGATATTATTGACAATTATGGATATAAACACAGAACAGAGTACCATCAAATAAAGAATGGCAAGGGAAGATATACATGTTTAAACAGATTCTTTTTAGGTAATCCATATACATATGATAATATAAATTTATATTGTAAATTAAATAATATAGATTTGCATATTGATGGAACTAATCTTCCTGTTAATGGTGCATCACGAGAAAAGATGGATTACATTGATTCAAAAGGAAATATACATAATATAACATGGAATCAAGTACAGCATTACACTTTTCAATACCAAGAGGGATATGAAGAGATTAAAGCTAAAAGAAAGTCTGAAAGAGAACTTTCAAAACAAGATGTAATAAATATTGTAATGAAAATGCAAGAACGCAAATGTTCACCATTGGATGTATATGATTTTTATCCAAAACAAAAAGATGGTGTTGGTATTAGAACTGTACGAAAATTTTGGGGCGAATTATGGCTAATGCAAAAAGAACTTGGAATGAAAATAACTGGCAAACATGGAAGTATTTTATCAGATGAAGATACTATCAAAGAAATTAATGATGTGTGTAATCTGATAAAAACTCAAGAAAATAGAAGTGTTATTACATATAATGACTTTAGAAAATATGGTACTTATGCAGACAATCGTAAATATGCAGAAGTTTGTAAGAAATTAAAGAATTGTTCTTTCCGAGAATATATAAATTCATTAGGATATGAATTACAAAAAGCAGGAAATGGAATGAATTATAAATTCGATGATGGAGAAGTTACGACATCTTTATATGAATATGAATTTAGCAGATTTTTGAGAAGTAATAATATTTTATTTAATGAAAGTTATTTCAGAAATATTCCATACAAATCTATAGATAATTCTTATAATGGCAATATGAATTGCGATTATCTTATTATTTTCAATAATAAAAAAGTCTATATAGAACTTGCTGGCATACTTGGGAACAAAGGTCATCAAGAAGCTTATCGAAATAATACTCCAATAAAATCAAAGTCAAAAGAATTGTATCGACAGAAATTATACCAAAAACGTGATATTTTTGAACGCAATGGACTTGATTATTATATTTTATTACCAGATGAAATGAATGAAGAAACATATAGAAATATATTGAATAAATATTTGAAAGAAGTGGCTTAGTATTTACTACTATCTCACTTCTTTTTTATTTGGAAGGAAGTGAGATTTAATGGGTAGAAAAATACAACACAATAATATTGTTACTGATGAGTTATTGACTCAGTGTAATAAAGAGAATATAAAATTAGGAAATGACTTTTTGGATTATCTTCGTTCAGTTGATAGATCCCCAAATACAATCAATGCATATAGACGTGACCTTTTTATTTTTTGGGTTTATCTACTTCAGCATTGCGACAACAAATTCTTTATTGATTTATCTAAGAGGGATATTGCTCGTTATCAGAGTTTTTGTCTTACTGAATATAAATGGTCGCCAGCTAGAATGCGTAGAGTAAAATCTACTCTCTCTTCTCTTTCAAATTATGTCGAAGCTATATTAGATGATGAGTATGAGGACTTTAAACCGATTATACGTAAGATTGAAAATCCTGCAAATGAGAAAGTATTTACTAAAACTGTATTATCCGATGAACAAGTACAGGGTATGCTTGATTATTGGGTTGAAAAAGGTAAATATGACAAGGCTTGTATTTTAGCATTAGCTGCATTTAGTGGCAGACGTAAGAGTGAGTTACCACGATTTAAAGTATCTTATTTCGATGATGAAAATATCATATACGGTTCTTTATATAAAACACCTGAAAAGATCCAAACAAAAGGAAGAGGATCTCGCGGAAAAATGTTAGTGGTATATACACTTGCAAAACCGTTTAAGCCATATTTTGATTTGTGGATGAATTATAGAAAAGAACACGGAATTGAATCAGAATGGTTATTTCCAAAGAAAGTAAATGGAGAATATATAGATGAACCTATGGATTCAAGCACTCTTGATAGCTGGGCTGATACATTCAGTAAGCATTTAGGAGAAGACTTTTATTTTCACAGTCTTCGTCACTTCTTTACAACTTCTTGTTCTCGAAGCGGTCTTCCTGATGATGTAATTCAAATGCTAGTCGGATGGAGTTCGCTAGATATGGTATCAGTATACAAGGATATTGATGCAGATGAGCAATTTGCAAAATATTTTGCTGATGGAGAAATAAAACAAGTAGAACAAAAATCACTTTCTGATTTGTAGGCAATCCCGATGAAACTTTCGTCTAACACCAACAATTTAATTTAAACAAGAAAGCATAGTAACGTGATATTTGAGCCGAGAGGTGACGACAATGTAGAGAATAAATAGATATAATACAAGCTGCTCACATCCAAAAGAAGTGAGGGCGGTCTGTCAATCCGTTGATAGATTTTTACAAGTGAGCTGTCACTGACCGATATGTGACATAAATATAAAGGTCGGTTTGCGAAATTATTGACCTTGGAACGGTCTAAAACTTCCCACTGCTTACTGCTCATTGGCGGTGTTATGGAGAGATCTTGCCTTAGTAGACAACTAAAAAATATGGTAATCCACCACCGTTAAGTGTGGAACACCGCTAATCGTTGTAGGTAAAGCGATTCTGTTAGTCAATAAGAATCACAAAATAGTGAACCGTTATTGGGTTGATACAGCATCACGGTTTCATTTGAAATATGAAAAAATCAACTTGGCATTTGCTATTCATGTAGTATTGTAAGTCCTACTTCTTTCCTACCGACATCTGGGATTATCGGTATCTCTCAACCTTCAGAAATGAGAAGATGTTCGTACTTCTCTACGTTAATGAGAACCTTAATTGTCGGATAAGAGACATGAAACCTTATCGAGAAGTCTTTGCACCGAAGACTGAAAATATGCGGAGAATAATATTGTAAACGGTTACTCATATACATATCATGCATTTGACGTGTAAGACACACGAGTTAGGAATGAGTAAAATGTGGAAGCATGAATTAGGTTGCTGATAAGCGACCATATTCTAAATAACTGCATGTGTACAGTGCAATATCAGCTAGTTAGTGCTTTATGCTGATTTTATTGGCTCGTAGTTCAGTGGTAGAACGGCAGACTGTTAATCTGCATGTCGTAGGTTCAATCCCTACAGAGTCAGCTAGAGATACTTGACTTTATATTTTTCAAAACACTCTGTAAAGGTTATGAAAAATAATTATTGCTCTATGGTATAAAGGTAATTATATCCGACTGTCTATCGGAAAATTTGGGTTCGATTCCCAATAGAGTCGCTGTGTTAGTAGCTTAGTAGGTTAAAGCGTCAGATTGTGGTTCTGAATATCGGGGGTTCAAATCCCACCTAACACCTAATGATTAAAAGGAAAACGAAAAATAAAAGAAAGGAGTATGTGTAATGGCAAGTAGATTATCTATTGAAAATGATAGATTAAAAGTCGGTCAAGTAAAACGAGTAACATCGAATAATGGAAATAAAATTGATTCTATTACTCTTCTGCTTAATGAATCTGTGGAAGTTTTATTTGCACCAAATGGAAATACATTGGAATTTACGGTATCAAATCCGAATATTGATATGAGTAATTTGGACTGTACTATTGATAAAGAAACTTTAAGGGATTTAGTAATCAGTTTCAAAGATGCATACAACCAAATAATTGCAAACGAAAGTGAGGGTACAAATTCATGAAATTAGATCAGAAATTTAATGTAGAAAATGATATTGTAAGTGTAGACATTACGGTTACAAGTCTTGGTACTGCTGATTTGACAAGTGAGCAGGAAAAAGAATTACTTGCAAATTACAATAAGTATATCGAGTATAGCAAAATACAGTTCAAGGGAAATATCAAGCTTAATAATGGCGTTCCAGAAGTAACAACAGATCCAAAAGACGATTCTACTATTGTTGAATTGGAGATTACGGATGTAACAAATGAGAGAAAACTTATCAATGAAGATTTAGCATTTCATTTTGAAAGAGATGTAACAAAATACCCTGATACAGTATTAAATACTGTTCTTGATAAGAAGGAACTGTATGCACAGGCTCAGTGTGTATTATTTGCTACGAAAGTTAAGGAAGCTGTTACTGAGAAGTTGGCTGAAATTCGTGCATTGAATAATACTTTTGAAGGAACTACAGAATATACTCTGTAAAAATAATGGGTGGTACTTTTCCACCCTAAATATTGGGCATTAGTCAAAAGGTAAGACAATGGATTTTCATTCCATGAGTATCGGTTCGAGTCCGTTATGCCCTATTTTTTTATGCGGTAAGCCTGATGTGAAAGCTTATCTTTTGGATGCATACGAAATTTAGTGTGTAAGTTCAACACTTACTACCGCCCTATGCCCTTTGCGGTCTTCGGACTGGTACTGTTGTAACAATAGGATACGTCCTATGCAGTTTAAATGAAAGCTCGCCATTCGAGGATGGAATGAGAAAGGCAATATCATTTTGGAATTTTATCAAATATCAATTTTCTTAACTTGAGTTGATATTTATCATAATGAGATTCCCAATCAAATTCTTTTGTATTATCTAAGATATCTTGTTTGAGATTTTCGAGTTGCTGTTTATCTGTTTTATGCTTCATGATAATCGGTAATTCGTTAATCTCGTTCTCATAAAATAAAATGGTTGCAATAATACAATTCTTATTGGCAAACAACGCAACTAATTCTTGTTTTGTACCCAATACAATTTCAGCAATACCTACTACTCTATTCGTAGTCATAGCTTTACGAAGAAGTTCATATTCGATTTCTGACTCCATTTCAGGAATTAAATAATATGATTTATCTATGAGTAGGTCTGATATTTCCTTTGATTTACAGAAATATTTTATTGAAAGTGTTCTATCTTTGTTTGATGTAATTGATTCTATATCATATTGTTCCAAAATAACATATTTATCTTCTGCATATTTATATCCTTTTACAATATCTTCATTGTGGATTTCTTTATTACAAGATGGACAAAATTTGATATAACGCACTCTTTCTTTGGAGTCTTTGCAGAGTTGATTAAGTTCTATAGAACTATTGTGTGATATTTTTAACATTTTTACGGGAATATATAAATCTTTGAATTGAATTGCAGTTTTATATGAAGCGTTCATGATAGTTTCTCCTTAGATACTTTTGGTTTAGTATATGGAGAAATTTGAAAAATATTATCTGGATATAGGACAATTTGGTAGTCCGCTAGTTTTGGGAACTAGACGTTGTAGGTTCGAGTCCTACAGGGCGTGTTATAAGTATTAAGAATTTGCACTTTCATTGGAAATTTAATATTGGAAATTATGAGAAGTCATTTCGTATGAAGTGGCTTCTTTTTATGTTGTGATGGAATTTAAAAAGAGAATAAATATATAACCAACTATAAGAGGATTGTTACTGTTTCGGTTGCAGATAATTGGATTATGGAGTGAGAAGCTGAAGAAGTCATGAGCTTCAGTATAGTAGATACTCGCACTACTCTCTCACTCTATTTTGATTGGTTTAGCGAGTGGAAAGCGAGAATGAATATTATGGAACAAGAAACAAAACAATGTACCCAATGTAAACGAGAATTGCCAGCTAATAAAGATTTTTATTTTATGAAACTTGGCAAATTAAATAACAGATGTAAGGAATGCTGCGGTAGACATTTTACAAATCATTTAACACACGTTCCAAAAGAAGGATATGTATTTTGCAAAAAGTGTGACAGAGAATTGCCTCATACTATACAGTATTTCCCAGAGGATAGGTCATGTAAAACTGGACTTAGATATGTATGCAGAGAATGCAATCGTAAATATGGTAGATTTTTAGATGATGGTGAAATTCCTAAATATCCTTGGACTTCAGAAGAAATAGAATTATTAAAGAAGGTTTATAATAATTATACTGGATTAGAAATCTTGGACAAAAACTTCTTTCCAAATAGAACGTTAAGAGCCATAGAAAGTCAAGCATACATATTAGGTATTAATTTTAAAAACGAAGAAACAAAACAAAGAGCGCATAAACATCAAGCAGAATTAGTTTCGGAATTGTTTAAAGGTAGAGATTTTGGACAGGAATGGCGTGATAAAATTTCAGCTACTAAAAAAGAATACTATAAAACTCATGATGGCTGGTGGAAAGGAAGAAAACGAAGTCCTGAACAATGTAAAGCTATTAGTGAGCGTATGAAAGGTAAATGGGCTGGTGACAAGAATCCACGACATATTAATCCTTTAAATGGAGAACTTAATGGTCGTTGGAAAGGCGGTATCTTACCGACATACACGGAACTTCGTTCTGATACAAAAGATTGGTTTAATGAATCAATGGAATTTTGTAATTATAAATGTGTAATTACTGGTGAAGAATTCGATAATGTACATCATACTACTGCTTTTAGAGATATTGTTGATGAAGTTTTTAAGTTGACTGGCATAGAAGTCAAACAACAAGTATGTGATTATAGTGAAGATGAGTTTAAACATTTAAGAGACGAATTAAAGGATTTACATATAATTTATGGGTTTGGAGCTTGTATAAATAAAGATGTACATAAACTATTTCATGATAATTATGGATACACCAAATTCTCTCCGTATGATTTCTTAGATTTTGTATATAGAATTGATATTGGGGAATTTGACGAATGGTTTAAGAAAAACAATTTACAAATAAATATCAACTACGATTATGTAGAATATTTGGAAAGCACTCTTACTGTTATTGCAGAGAGTGCTTAATTTATTGGAATAAAAGGAGGTGGCTGTTAATTGGCTACAAGAAAAAGCACTACGCAACCAGTTAAATTAACGGCTGCTGAAGCTAGGGAAAAAGTTGAAGAATTGCAGTATAAACTTGATAAATATGCAGGTACTGCACACTGCCCTATGTGTGATAAACATAAGGATATAGAAACAAAATTTTATTATGATACAGACCCTTTACTTGGTGGAAAAAGTTTTTCGAGAATCTGTCGTGATTGTGCTCGTAAAATTGCATTACGAGTTGACGAACGAGGCGAAGAACATGAGCCAACGAAAGAGAGTGTGCAGAAAGCATTATATTATCTTAATAAACCTTTTCTTGAAACTGTATGGAATGCAAGTATCCAAGAATCTGAAAATATGGTTACAGGAAAAGGTAAGGAAAACGTCTGGACTTCATACATTAAAAATATCAGTATGAAAAATTATGTTGGTATGGGATACATGGATTCCGACATGTTCAAAGAGAAAATAGTTTACAAAGATGAAGAAGCTACACAAGAGAATAAAGAAGACGAATTATCTGAAGATGTCGTTGAAATGTATAAAAAGAATAAACGAACAGTTCTTAGATTTTTAGGTTATGATCCTTTTGAAAATGAACCAATTTCAGAACAGCCTATTCTCTACTCTAAGCTTGTTGGATATTTTGATGAGTCTGTAAAAGATGACGGATTGAAGCTTGAAGCTGTAATTGAAATTGTGCAAAGTTTTAAGGATGTAAAAACAATCAATGATACTATTTCACAATACAAGAAACAACTTGGTAGTAATCCAGGTGTTATATCAACTATTAAATCTCTAGCTGAGACAAAGCAAAAGATGATATCCTCTGCTCTTGCACTAGCAAAGGATAACGGAATATCTGAAAATAATAACAATAGAAAAAGTAAAGGTGCTGGTACTCTTACTGGTATCATAAAAGAATTACAAGAAATGGATTTAGATGGTTCTGAGGTAAATACATTCGATTATGAAACTAATATGGCAATCGAAGATATTATGACAAGAAATCATCAGAACCAATTAAAACAATTAAATCCTGATGAAAACGATTGGGAAAAAGAAGTTATTCATCAAAAAGGATTGTTATTTAATCTTCAAAAAGAAAGAGATAATGCAGTTGAATTTAGTAGGTTATTGAAAAAGGAAAATAAAGACCTTAAAGATTTCTTACTTGAAAAAGGTCTTATAGATGAGAAAGGGCAAGTAATCGAAGATGGCTGATGATAAAATTGTCCTGATGGGTGATTCTATAAATGAATTTACTCCAAAGAATTTTACTTTTTTCAAAAAACCTACTTATTATGATATGTCTGAATTAAAGTTAGAGAGTTTGAAAAAATTCTCTGAAATAATTCAGTGGGGGCGCAGAAACCCAGTAAAATTCTGCGAAAGATTTTTCGGTATCGAATTTCTTGACTATCAGAAATATGTATTTATGATGTCATGGATTACACCAAATGTTGTTTGGTGTATGAGTCGTAATGCTGGTAAGACAACTCTAGGTAGCCCATTTTTGATGGCTAAAACAATGCTCCTGCCCAAATTTGAAGGGTACATTTTGAGTTCGACAGGATCACAAAGTATAGGTATGATGAAAAAAATAGAATCTATTGCTAAAAAAGAGATAGCTTCTTTTACTGGATTAACTGACGTTTTCTTGAATGAGTTAGTGAAAAGTGCCAACAGCGAGGGATTTCGGCATGATCCAGCTTCTTATTCCTTTAAGCTTTATTCAGGTAGTTCTCTTGCTACGGTCAACTCAAATTTTGATGGATCTCGTGGTCGAAGAAGCCGGCTTAATTTCTATGATGAAGCATCGTATGTATCTGAAGATATGTTCGCTGCTACTCTTCCATTCGTCACTCAGAACAGTGACTTCGCTCTTGGTGGTGATGTTGACGTAACATTACTTCCACCAAATTTTCCAAATCAAGTTGTATGTGCAAGTTCAGCAGGTTCTATGGATGATGTTTTCTATAAAAGATATAAAGAAGCTGCAATGCACTCTATGGCAGGTGATAAGAATTATTTCTGTGCAGATATAGATTGCGAAGTAATTCTTCATGCTACTTATAATGGAAAGGTATATCCTGTTCCATTACTTACTCAAGCAAAGATTGATTCAGAAATGAAGATGAATCCAACTAAGGCTACCCGTGAGTATATGAATAAATTTGATTCAGACCTTGGTGATGATATCGCAGTTAAGAAATCACAAGTGCTTAGAAATAGTGTCGTCAGACCACCAATGCTTATCAATGATGATAATTCTCTTATGATCATCTGCTTTGATCCTGCCAAAAAAAGAGATAATAGTTTTGTATTAATTGGTAAATTACATAGAGATGATAAGCGTGGTTGGTTATTAGATGTTGTAAATGGTATCAATTTGATTGATAAAGAAACACAAAAACCACTTACTACACCTGAACAGGTAGCGATGCTTCAAGATATAATAGTCAGGTATAACGGATACGGTGTTCCTGATTATAAAAATATTCATGGAGTATACATTGATGCAGGTTCTGGTGGTGGAGCGACCCAGATATGTGATCTACTTTTTGATAATTTCTATGAAGCAAAGCATAAAGGTGAAAAAGATTATGAACATCATGGATTGATTGATGCGAATTATGATTATGCTGTTCCATATGTAAAAAGATATCCAGACGCTATTGATATTATTCGTATGCGTGAACCAGCTAAATATAAAGCAATTATGTATTCGCAGTTATGTGAAATGATTGATCAGGACTTGATTAGTTTTACTGCTGAGTATGATTATCATGGAAATCTTACTATGCTTGAAGAAGAAAATGGTGAGGTCGTTGAAAAGAATTATAAATTATCTCTTGAAGAAGAAATTGGTCTTAAACAGCTTGATGCTATGAAGGAAGAATTAACTCACATGTACAAGTATAAATCTTCTAATGGAAATATTAGGTATGACCTTGCTCCTGGTTTTGAGAACATTCTTCATGATGATAGATCGTACTGTCTCGCTTTAATGGGACACGCTTTATTTACATTAAGAAGTCAAGATCAAGTAAGACAAAGAAGACCACAAGAGGATGCTACAAGTTTCATCAATAAGCTTACAATCCGTAAAGCAAAATACAATTAAGGAGGTGCATTATCAAATATGCCTAGACCTAAGAAAGTAGATGCAAATTCTAATGCACCTGCTAAAATAAATAATTCACAGAAGAAAACCACTTCTTCTACTCCAAAACAGCCAACCGCAAATGAAATGCGTGAATGGTATGAGAAAAATAAAAGTAGACTTGAACGTTATGAAGACGCAACAAGTGCAATTACAAGTCTTCGAGATATTCAGAAATCATCTAGATATACGTCAATCAGTAATTACTCAAAGGAAGATGTAAAATCATACATAAAGAATATCTCTTCTAATGAAAAGAATCTACGAAGCTTATCTCGTTATCTTTATTATCGTTCAGAAATCTATTATCGTCTTTGTAAATATTATGCAAATCAGATTGATCTTACAATTCGTAATATAGTTCCTCCATTTATAATCTCAGGCGAAAATGATGTACAATCCACATTACAAAAGTATCAAGAAACAGTTGATATAGTTGACACTCTAGGATTGAATTATGAATTTCGTAAAGCTGCGTCTATCACTTTAAGGGAAGATGTATTTTATGGATGTGCTTATTATACAGAAGGACAAGGAATGTTTGTTCTTCCATTAGATCCAGATTATATGAAAATAGCAGGTATGTTTCCTGATGGTTCATTTGCAGGAGCTATGGATATGAGTTATTTTCGTAGTCATCAGGAGCTTCTTGAATATTGGGGTGAACCATTCAATAGCATGTGGAGTACATATCAGAGTACAAATGAAAAATATCAGCTAATTCCCGAAGAATATAATGTATGTATTAAATTCAGGTCTGAGGATTGGGAAACCATCGTTCCCGTGCTTACACCTATATTCTTATCATTGATTGACCTTATGGATGCTTCTGATTATCAAGCAGTTCAACAGGCAGCTAATATATATAAATTAGTATGGCTTGAAATGAAGACAATGGGTAATGATGTAGATGATTGGGCTGTAAATCCAGATATAATGATTCAGTATTTCAATCGTATGCTTGAAGAAGCATTACCACCATATATCTCTGCTGCTATTGTTCCTGGGGAATTACATGAGATAAGTTTCCCAGATGATGCAACAGGTGATGTTACAAAGGTTGAAAAAGCTACAAAAGAAATTCTCAATACGGCTGGTGGTGCTCAGATATTAAATCTAAACTCCGCTTCTAACTCTACTGCCTTTAAATATGGCGTACTTGCAGATTCTACATTTTCTATTTCAACTCTTATTCCACAGATCCAAGCGATTGTAAATCGACTTTTATCTAGTTGGATATCTGAACCTTGTAAAGTTAAATTCTTTGATGTCTCTATTTATCAGAAAGATGATTTTAGAAAATCAATCTTGGAATCATGCACTAATGGATTGCCAAACAAAATTCTTTATAACACATTGAATGGTGTGTCTGAAAAAGATACGTTATCCATGAACTTTTTGGAAGAAGACTGTTTGCAACTTAGTTCAAAATTCAAGCCACTATCTAGCACTTATACTCAGACAGGTAATGATAAAGGCGGTGGTCAAGAGAAGGATGATTCGGAACTTACAGATGCTGGACTTCGCACGAGAGACGAGGATCTCAATAATAAATAAAGGAGGTGTCTTAATATGAAATACAATTTTATTAAAACATCCGACAAGGAGACAAAGGAAAAACTTCTTAAAGAAGGTTTTAAACTGGTATCTCAAGATGGGAACGTGGCAACATTTTTGAATAACCACCCTCTCACTTTTGAAAATACAAATAATAAAATTCAGCATAGCAATATGCTTACATTCTAACCACTCTCCTACTTTGAGTGGTATATCAACAAAGAAAGGAGGAATAGGTTAAATAATGCCAAAAAAGAAGAAAAGACGAATTATGTCTATTGATGAGTTGTATGAATTCTGTTTAAAGAATAATTTTGCTCATTTTGATAGTAATGAATTCGGTAAAGAACTTATGGTTCGTATGAATGGTAATTTTGAAAAAACTTCCAAAGATGAAGATAAACATAAAGAATCTCTTACTCCATTCGTCAGTCGTGCATTTCACGATCATGTCAATCTCAATAAGTCGGAAATCTCCGAAGAATCTTTTAATGAAAATGTCCCATCAGCAAACTTTCGCCCAATTTTAGCACATATCACTACTAACTCAGATAATGAATTAGATTTCGGCAGCCATGATTATTATGTGACTACCGACAAAGATGGTAATGACAAAGTTGTATATGAAGAGCAGCCTATCGGTGTTATTGATGGTACTAAGACCACTATTGAATATGATGAAGACGCTGGCGTAAATCGTGCAGTTTTGCATGGTTATTTATACGATGAGTATTGTCAGGACGCTATTGAGATTCTTAATAGACGTGGAACTGTAGATTGTTCGGTGGAATTATGCATTAGGGAGTTATCATTTAATACCGCTAATAAAACATTGCAGTTAGATGATTTTTATGTATCAGGTCTTACTCTTCTGTCAAAGGATGTATCCCCTGGTATGGCAGGAAGTAATTTTAAAATTGAAGATTTCGCTGTAAATGCGGAAACAGTAACATTTAACACAGACAACAAATTGGTTGAAACTTTAGAGAAATTAACTAACATTCTTGAGAGTTTTGATATAAATCAAAAATCAAAGGAAGGAGGAACAAATAACAAAATGACAAAATTTGAAGAGTTACTTGCCAAATATGGTAAGACTGCTGAAGATGTAACATTCGACTATACAGAAATGTCAGATGAGGAACTTGAAGCAAAATTCGCTGAGATGTTCGATGATGACAATTCAGAAGGAGACAATTCAGATAACGGAGAATCTGGTGAGCCTTCCAATGATGGAGACGGCGATGGCGAAGGAGCTTCAGATCCAGATGGGAATGAAGGTGAAAGTCAGACTTTTGAAAAGATTGTTCGTACATATGAGATTTCTCATGAAGATACAAGATATGCACTCTATAATCTGTTAGCACCATATGAAGAGTCAGATAATGATTATTACTATATCTCAAATGTATTTGATTCTTATTTTGTATATGAGGGTTGGTGTACTGATAAAATCTACCGCCAGAACTATACGAAAGATGGTGACAATGTTGCATTTGATGGTGAACGTATTGAATTATTCCGTGAGCTTTTAACAGCAAGTGAGAAGGCTGAACTTGAATCCATGCGTTCTAATTACGCTGCCCTTAAGGAGTTTAAAGAGACAGCAGAAAAGAATGAACTTCATGCACAGAAAGAAGCTATTATCAATGCTGATAACTATTCTGTTCTTACAGAGAAAGATTCAGAAGGAAATTATGTAAATACTGATTTCGCTGAATTAGTAAAGACTATGGATAATTATTCTGTAGAAGACTTTGAAACAAAAGTAAAGGTTATGCATTCAGATTATATGTCTGCACATGCGAACTTCTCTTCTGTTGACACAAAGAAAAACACAAATTCAGTTAAAATACTTACAAATATGAATAAGAAATCAAAGCCTAAGAAAAACTATGGCAGCTTATTTGATTAAAAAACCGAATATAACTTCATTTCATATAGAACGCTTTATGCGTTCTTTTTTATTGCAAAAAAACAAAATTTAAGGAGGAAAACATAATGGCAATTAAGTACACAGTTGAAAAACATACTGTATGCAATCCTGGAAATCTTATTGCAGAGAATTATGGCGAGCACATGGTTTCTCTCAATATTACAAGTGCTACAGATAACGGAAGAATCGTCAAAGTAGGTGATATGGAGACATTAGACAAATACAAGGTAGAGGCAGCAACAACTATTGGTGCTTACATCTTTGACAAAAATGCAGATGGTACATGGCTTGTAGTTGTAACAAGTGTACCTGATGATCTTACTGCTCTTATTTATCAGAAGCCAATCATCAATGAGGAATCGCCTCGTGCTCTCACTTCTCTTTCTAATTTCTATAACGATCCTGAAGATGGTGCAGTTCGTGGATATATTCTTCATGCGTTAGATCGTTTTAGTCTTTCAGACGAGGGATTCGATGGAACTCCTGTAAAGGGTGCAAAAATCACACAGATTTCTGACGGAAAATTAAAAATCGGTGAGTAATTAGAAAGGAGGAAAAATACAATGTTAAGATTTAGTACAGACAATTTAAGAAAAGTATTTGCTGATGAAGATAAATACAAGAACTTTAAAAAACTTACATATGACTTAAATCATGGAAATGATATTTATGAATATGACGAGGATGGAAATCAGAGAAAGATTTCTAAGAAAGAAGCTAACAATGCAGTTAGAAAAATTCTTATGGAGGTTTGTGACCTCACAGAAGAAGATTTGAAGTCTAACAAGCTTCGTAAACGTGCAGAAGCACAGCATCAGAATGAAGTATTTGAACTCATTGAGTCTGATATTGATTTTAAGGTAGAGACAGGATTTCAGGAGAATGAATGGTTTCAGAATTATGTTGATATGAGAAATATTGCATTAGGCGATGATGAGGAATACTGGACAAAAGATAAGATTATGCTTGTTGTTGCAGAGATTTCTGGTGGACATCATGACCTTACCATGCAGAACTTAAATGAGGGTACATCTCACAAACTTCATACTAGAAAATATGGTATGAAGATTGGTAAAGACATTGATCTCATTCTGCTTGGACGTGTTGACTTTACAGAGCTTACAGATAAAATCGCTGAAGCATTTGCGTATAAAGTAATGGAACTTTGCTTCGCTGGTGTTTATGGCGCAACAGATAAGTTACCAAACAAGTCTCAGTTTGTTAAAACTGGTGCATTATCTACTTCTACTAAGGAATCATTTGATACTCTTATCGAAGATGTTGGTGCAGCAAATGGTGCAGATGTTGTAATTATGGGTACAAAAACAGCTCTTAAGAAACTTAATGCTCTTGCAGATGTTGATTGGAGAAGTGATTCTCAGAAAGAATCTGTTGCAACTACAGGTCGTCTTGGAAATTATGAGGGAACTGAACTTATTGAGATTCCACAGAGATTTGCATTAAATGATGTTACAAAGAAACTTATTCCTAATGATAAGTTGCTTATCTTTGCAAAGAATCAGGAGAAGTTTGTATGGTTTACTGATAAGGGTGAGACAGAAATTACTGAGGCTGGTCAGCAGAAGGGAGATTTAGCAGACGACTTCCAGACATATGAAGTACAGCGTGAGTTTGGAGTTGCTGTTGAACTTCCACAGTATATGGGTGTTTGGTCATTCTCTTAAAATGATCTTAGTAAATTAGAGTGGCTAGTTAATCTAGTCACTCTTTTTATATTGGAAAGAAAGGAAAAAGAATTATGCCATATCAGAAGAAAACAACTACGAAAACTGATGAAACAAAGAATGTAGAAAATAGCGCAACAAATAAATCAGAAAAAAGGAAATTCTCACAGGACGAACTTATTCCGTGTTTATCAATTACACCAGGAGAAATGTTCTTTGTTGGAAATAAGTCGAAAGATTTATATACTTTTGCAGATATTGATGATGTAGTTGATATTGAGTTTAGAGATCTCGATTATGCTGCTAGATCAAAAGATTCTATGATGTTTAAACCGAGATTTATTGTACAGGACAAGGACTTTATAAAATTACATCCTGCTCTTGACGAAATTTATTCAGCTCTGCACACAACGGCTGATTTAAAAGCAATTTTAAAAATGACTCCATCCCAGATGGAAAAAGTTATCCCTACTCTCCCAGTTGGAGCGCAGGACGCATTGAAAACTATCGCCGCAACTATGGTTGATGAAGGAGAACTTGATTCTGTTAAGAGAATTCAAACACTTGATTCTATTTTTGGAACAGAGTTACTTTTAAAATTGAATATGTAGTAAAGGAGGCTCACAATGACGCTTCCATATGAAACAATTTTTTCACGAACAAGAGGACGAATTTCAGATATGAAAGAACTTTCTCTTGACGAAAACAATCTTAATGAAATATGGACTGAACGCTTACGCATGGTTGCAGGTGATGAACGAGTTATTAGAAAATTCGCTTCATTTAATATGGATGACGAAATCCAACAGATTGAATTTGAGATGCAATATCCTGTTAGCGATTTTGCAGATAAAGAATATGTTATAGGATTGTTCACTCTTGGAATGACAATTGAATGGTTAAAACCGAAGGTTGACTCTGCAAAATTTACTGCTAGAGCTTTAGGAACAAAAGAAGAAAAAAACATGCAGAATCCATATAAAGATATGCAAAGTAGATTGGATACATTACAGCATGAATTTAGTAGAAAACTTGCAAGTCATGGATATATTAATAATTCATATGTGCGAGGTGAATAACTATGGAATATATATATGGTTCGTTCACTAAAAGGCAAATTAAAGAAGCTGCACATGCAATGCACAACGATGTTCATAAGTTATTACTTTATAAGGATAATCGAATAGAAGAAAAAATATTTGAGAATGATGAAGCTTTTCTTATATTTTTCCAGAATGTCATGTTTAAATTTAGTGGAACAAAGACTCTATTTAATAATAATGGAATTATGGTCACATTAATGGCTACTTTGCAAGCTGCTTATGACGAAGTTACATCTAATGAGTTTGATTACATGACATTTCGTAGGGCTATTTTAGATAGTCACAATTACATTAAGCAGATGTTTGAAGGAGGTGTTGGTGATGCCAAGCTTACAGACAGCACGGCGAATCGCTAACGCCAAAACAAATAATGCGAAAACTTTAGGTCAAATTTATAAAGAAGAATCTGACTTTTTGATGGAAGAAACTTGGGATAACAGTATTGCTTCCAAGACTTGTTACATTTATGACCATTTTCATGATGACTTCTTTATAGATGAACATGGAATTACACGTTCTCTTGCTGAAGGTATGACTTATGAAAATACCAATAAGACAAAGATTGACGCAAAGTTTATTATCAAATCTTATCAGTCAATGGATAAAGACCAAGTGGAATACTATCTTATGTTTCGTCCAAGTCAACCTGTAAGATTTAATGAAGGTGATGATCTTTATTATTATGAGACTGATTTTAGGAAACGCTATTCTGCGACATTTCCGATAGGACTTTGGGTGGATTTACCTGACGATAGAGGGGTATATCATAAATGGTTAATTTGTAGAAATGAACCTGCAAATCAATTCCCAAAGTATCTGATTTTGCCAGCCAACTACGAACTTATGTGGGTGGAAAAAAATAATGAAAAACGTATCAAGCGTAGAATGTGGTGCGTTTTAAGACAACAAATGTCTTATACATCGGGGGTTTATGTAGACCGTGTATTTGGACATACAGATAACCAAAATAAGTTGATACTGCCAATGAATTCTATCACAGAAAAATTCTGGTATACGGACGATGATTCAAAGAATATGCGAGTAATTGTTAGTGCTTTGATGGAGAATCCTACGGTGTGGAAAATTACAAAATGTGAATCGGCTTCTCCACTTGGGTTACAAAAACTTACATTGTACACCAATTTCTTTAACGAGCATACCGATTATGTTAATCTTGAAACAGGCGAAATGTATGCGAACTATTTCGATTCAGAAATCGCCCCAACAGATTCATCTACTCCAACCACTCCCCCATCTTCTATCACAGCAAGAATTTCAGCATCCACTTCAACTATTAAAGTTGGTGGCAGCTATAAAAATCTCACAGTAAATCTATTTAACGATTCCAATGAAGATATTACAACTGAATATGCTGATGCAACATTTACATGGACTTGTTTTATTGATAATGAAGATTGGACTGATAAAGTAACATGGCGAGCTGGTACAGAGTACAACCAAAAGAAAGTAAAGTTTCCTAACGACAGTTCCGTTATCGGCAAAATATTGTCTGTTAAGTGCAAGATTGTTAAGGATGACTTGTCGATTGAATCTGAAATTTTGCCGTTGGAATTAACTGAATAGGAGGTGTTTTTATTTGGCAGAAAAATTAGTTACAAAGAATGACTTGTTGAATAAGCTTCGTGCATATAAAGAATCTCCTGATGATGATGTAATTCTATACAAGCAAAAAATCAAGAATGCTTTGTTATCAAATCCATGTTTGTTATACTCTCTCAATGATAAAAAGTTAGAGTCTGAATTGTTCGACAAAAATGGAAATATCAATTGGGAGTGGAATGAAGATACAAAGCAATACGAACCTCTTGGTGAATGGGATAGATATTTCGGAAGCGATTCTCTTATTCGTCCATTTTTATTTATTCCAGATACACAGACAACGGTTAAATGTTATTTGTGTTATCAAGTAGGATTTAGAGACACAGCTAGACATAATTCAGGATTAAAAGATACGTTAATTGATTTTGCAATTTTTGTTCATGGTGATGATCGTATAGATAAACTTACTGGTATTCCAAGACACGATCTCATTGGTTCTATTATTAGAGAACGGTTTGCATGGTCTAATATTTTTGGTATGCAAGCTCATCTTGCACAAGATTATGAACAAACAGTTGATAATAATTACGTAGCTCGTTATCTCACATTCCAACTCACAGATTTAAACAGTAAGATTCAAACACCCTATGGTGGAAAATCACAAATGATGAATTACGGTATAAGGCGGTGATTGTTTGGATGTATTAGAAACATTGGATAGTCTTCAATCTGCTGCTGAAGAAGATATAAAAAAGAAACAAGAAAAAAGTCATAATCCAGAATACCATTTTGACAAACTTAAAATGTATTTTGGTGAAGATTATACAATAAATGGTATAACTATTTCAATTCCAACCATAGGAGATATTTTAAATATTGGCGAACCAAAATTTTACCAAGCAATCTCTCCCTTTCTGAGTAATTCTACTTCTATTCGAGTTCTTCTTTATGATGTATTTAAAAAAGACTGGAATAAAACAAAAGATATTGAAGTGTTTTATATCTTATATCAATTGCTCGAAGATAAAGAGCCGTTAAAGCTACTATTCAAAGATTTTAGTTTTGATGGATTTGAACTAATTCAAGCAAGAAAAAATGTTGACGATCCAGAATACAATCATCTTGCGCTTTTAAATCAAGATAAAAATATGATTATTTATGATGATGAATATATGGAAATTGCTGAATTTATTCGAGCGATGATGAATGTTCATCCAAAGGTTGAAAAGGCAAAAGGTAAAACAACAAAACAGTGGATACTACAGGAAGATAGAATGAAAGCTGAACAGGATGATAAAAAGAAAGGCACTTCAACACTTTTGCCACTTGTTTCGAGTTGTATAAATCATCCTGGGTTTAAATATAAATTGGAAGAATTAAAACAAGTGAATATATGTCAGTTCATGGATTCTGTAAACAGAATTCAAAAATATGAACAGGGAACGGCTGCACTACATGGGATCTATGGTGGTATGGTGTCAGCCAAAGATATTCCTGAAGACTTAATCAATTTTATGGGCGAATTATAATCGCTCATTTTTTATTGCATAAAAATAACAATTTTAAGGAGGAAAATAATTATGGCATTTAAATTAGGTGACGTAATCGTAGATAGACTTCAGTTTGGTTACGGTGCAAAGTCTAATGGTACGCCTCTGTACGCTTTAACACAGCTTACACAGGCGAATATTGATATTACTGCTGATTCAACAGATATCAATGATAAGGATGGAAACCTTGTATATCGTAAGTATACAGGTAAGAAAGGTGAGGTTACTGCAACTAATGCATTCCTTAACCTTGCCGTTGTAGAAACTATTTCTGCTACTGATGCTGAGATTGCAACCGCAGATAAGGGTATTGTTATGCCAATGATTCAGATCGTAAAAGCTGGCGAAACACTTGATATTACTGGTTATGTAGATGGTTCAATCCATGTAAATGCCCTTTCACCAAAGGGTTCTATGGGCAAGGATGAGTTTGCAAAAGGATCTAAATCATCTGCTACAGAGTACGGAATTACACATACTGATGAGGTAAAAGATCCAGGAGATCAGCATGTAACAACTCCTGCGAGTGATGTTTTAACACCGCCTACAGCAGAAGGTGAGACTCAGTATATTGTTAAGTATAAGAAGACAATCAAGAGCGGAGCAAAGATTACAAATTCTGGTAAGAAGTTCCCTAAGTCTCATGAATTATTCTTTAAGGCACTTGTCGTAGATAAGTGCGAAACTGATGTATTAAAGGCAGCAATCATTCACATTCCTTCATTTATGCCAAGTCCTGAATTTACTCTTGCATTACAGGGTGGTGATTCTCAGACAATGGACTATAAGGGTTCTATGATGTTAAATGCTTGCTCTACAGATGCAGAACTTTTCTCTATTTATTACATTGATGAGGAAGAGGACGACATCGAATTATAAGGACACGTAGGGCAGTTAAATTACTGCCCTATTCTTACAAGGAGGAACAATGGCAAAGAAAGAATTGAGAACTTGTGTGCTTTGCGGTAAAACTTATTCATTTTGTCCAGTTTGTAATCCAGAAGATCGTTTGAAGCCAACATGGTATTTTTGTTGGTGCTCAGATAATTGCCATGAAATTGACGAAGTGACTTCTGCTTTTGAAGATGGACGCATGACAGATATTGAAGCAAAAGCAAAATTAGAAAAATTAGATTTAAGCAGGAAAGAATACTTTGGCGAAAGTTATAAGAATTCTATTGACTCTATCATGAAGGCAAAAGCACAAGTTATTAAGAAAGAAAATAAAAAGACAGAGGTTAAATCTGTCAAAAAAGATATTGTTACAAAAGTCGAAAATGAGGCTGAAAGTAATGTTGAATAGTGATTTTTAAATAAGGGATTATGACATATCACTATTCAATGTTGTAATCCCTATTTTTTACGTTATTCAATTGAGGGATAAAAAGGAATGATAATTGAAAGTAATTTAAAACCAAGAAATTACACCGAAAAAGAAGTTGTTCGTATATATAATCGAGATCAACAAACTTTTTACATCGACTCTAATGTTTATCCAGTGGATGTATATACAAGTTATAGCCCCAAATGTGAAAAGAAAATTATAATAATGACTTTTATTAGAAACGACACAAAAGAAGTTTATAAGAAATGGTGTAATCATGAATTAACATAGGAAGGAGGAAACTATTATGGCAGTAACTGAAAAAGATATTACATTGTGTGGTCATGGATCAGGAACACCGTCTACTAAAAATATGTATACATATCTTGAAAGCAGATACAAAAGCATTGCTCCAAACGGAAAACATAAGGGAGTTATTGCAGTAAGACGATTAAAAAAAATTACTGATTCTGGACGAAAAAAGTTTCATGACACATATAAAACTATTCTAGGTCGGAACTCATATAATCAGTCGTTACGATCATATGTATACACTCCATATAAGGGAAAGTATTATTCAGACTGCTCTTCTAGTGGATGTGCTACGTTTAAGAAAATTGGATATAGCGTACCGTTGCTAAATACGGCAGGAATTTATACAAGTTCATTGTTTGAAACTGTTCCAGTAAAGATTAAAAATGGTCATATTACAAATCCTGAAATTTTAAAGGTCGGAGATGCAATATTGTTTGTTGGAACTGATCCGTCTCGTCCAAAGCAGATAGGACATGTTGAGTTTATTTATACAATCACTTCTACAGCTAAGAAGCCTACATCAAATAAAGAAAATTCAAGTTATTATCCTAAGTGCGCAAGCATGTGTACTACTATCTCGTCTGCATTAGATAGTATCAAAGTAGATTCATCAAAAGCACATCGTACTAAAATTGCAAAAGCCAATGGAATTGTTGGGTATGTAGGAAGTTCATATCAAAACACACGACTTCTTTCATTATTAAAAGCAGGAAAACTCAAAAGAGTATAAATTATAGGAGGAAAAGTCATGAATAAAATTAACTGGAAAGTCCGTTTTAATAAAGAAAATATTTTATTTATTTCGCAAGTTATAATTTCTGTTGTAATTCCGATTCTTACGTACTTTGGTTTGCAAGCTTCAGATTTAACAACTTGGTCAAAAGTATGGGAAACATTTGTACAGGCAATTAGTAATCCATATGTAGTAGTAATGGTATTAGTTTCATTATTTAATGCAATTACAGATCCAACAACAAAGGGAATTGGAGATTCTTCTATTGCCCTAACTTACAACAAACCTAAAAATTAAGGCGGTGTGTTATGGATGAAATAAAAGCATTATTTAATCTTCCATATCCAACTATCATAATGGGTGTGTTTATTTTTATTCTTGGTGTTGATAAAATAGTGTATTTATTTTTAAAAATCAAAAAGACTCTTAGGATAAAATTCGGATTTGAAGAAGATAAGGAGACAACCGAAGATCGAATTACTGTTCTTGAAAAACATGATAATTGGCAGTACCGAGAGATAACAAAAATGTCCAAAGGTATAGAAAATATTGAAACTGAACTATTAGATAATAACTTAGAGAGAAAACGCAAGTATATTTTAGACTTCTGTTCATCTCTTTCTAATGGTCAGAAGCAAAATCGAGAAGCCTTTAACAATGTATTTAAAACATATAAAAATTATGAAGAATTATTAAGTGCTCATAATATGGAAAACGGTCAAGCCGAAGAAAGTATGAAATTTATTTCTGAAAAATATCAAGAATTCTTAAGAAATGGAGAATTTTAGCACTTCTATTATATCATAAATTTTCCTAAGTTAACTTGTAATTTTCTTATATATTATATGTATAAGTAAAATAATTTCATACATACTACATTATATGAAGAATAAAGTTGGAGAATACAGATGCAAATATAATATGTCTATATCAGAATTGTCGAAACGCAGTGGGATGTCTTCTACTGCCATATCTAATCTTGAAAATGAACACACTTCTGATATTCTTTTATCTCATGCAATTACTTTATCTCATATACTACAAGTAGATCTGTATGAACTATTCTGTATTAAACGATAGGAGGAATTGTATAATGGGAATGTATTTTAATTTGATTTGTGAAGAAATGGAAATTACTGGTGGAAAGGTTATTCATATTGATAAGAACATAGGGAATATGGATGAAGTACACAAAGTTGTATGTGAGAATATTGAAGAATATCCCAATGCCAAATGGGAACTTTATCCAATGATTATTAACAAATGACAAAATACATATAACAATTAAATATAAGAACTATGAAAGAGCGGTTTCTTCGGAAGCTGCTCTTTTGTTATGTAAGGGAGTGAAAGGAAATAGCACAGAATCCAGGAAAGATTTTTGAACAGTCAATTAAAGATTCTGTCCCCAATACGTGTTGGATTTATCGTTTCAGGGATAATGCAGCATCGTTTGGGAATGGAAATAATACTAGATTTGCTAGTAGTAATATTTGTGATTATCTTCTATTTGATGATGATTCAAGGACATTGTATTTGCTTGAATTAAAATCAATTCAATCAACAAGTCTGCCATTATCAATGATTAGAGATAATCAAATTAAATCTCTGCAAGAAGCAAGTGAACATAATCTTGTCGCAGGATTTATTTGTAATTTTAGGAATGAAAACAACGACACATTCTTTATAGAAATCTGTGATTTCGTAAAGATGATGGAGAATATAAATAAGAAGTCGTTTAATATTAACGACTTGAAAAATAATAATGCTATTCAAATAAATAGCAGAAAGAAACGAACTAGATATACATATGACATTCAGAAGTTTGTTAACGAGTCACATTTGTAAAGGAGATAGAAGGAATATGAAACTTTTAGAGTTTGTAGAAAAGTATAACAACATGGCAAATAACACATTAAAAGAACAGTTATTAAGTAAAATCAAAATCACCCCATATGTTTCAATCATTAAGAAAGATGCTTACGCACAGTTAATTGTAGATAAGACAACATTTGAGCAGGAAACTTATGATGATAACGGAGTAACAAAATATCGCAAAACAGATAAGATTAGAGTAAATTCTGTTGCTCAATATGTACAGTTTTGTCGTGCCGTGATTGAATTATATACCGATCTTGAGATTGACGAGGATGATAAAGGATTCATCAAGGGATATGATGCGCTTAAATCATCTGGTTTACTTGATATTTTGATGGTTGGTTCTGATAAAGCTGATCCACTTATTCCTATGAGTGAATTAAGTGAATTCAAGACCATTTTAACAATGAAACAGTCAGATACTCAGTTTAATGAGACAACTACTCAGGCGTTCATTAGCAAACAGATTGGAAGAATTTCTGATTTGACAAATGCTACTCTCACACCACTTATGGACGTTGTAAGTAAGAAACTCGATGAGATTCCAAAAGAAGATTTAGATAAGGTTGTTGAGTTTGCTAAGAAAGGTGGATTTAAAGAAGTCTAAGTAAATTCAAATTTCTTGTGAAATAAACAGGCTTTATGCGTGTTACAGCGTATAGAGCTTTTCTTATGGAGAGTGGTGATACTGCTCTCCTATTTTAGTGTGGAAAAATTGAAATTTTTTGAGGTGATGAAATTGGCAAAAAATATGTATGCAGATTTTAAAAAGAAGTTAGACAGAATTGAAAATCATATTGCAGAAGAAGTCGCACCACAAGCAAATGAACTTCTAAAAGAATCTGTTAGATATTCATTAATAGATTGGTACAACGACTATACTCCACAGTCTTATGAAAGAACATATAACTTCATGAAAATTCTTGATTCTACAAGAACACGAGGAAAAGGAAATGTTCTTCGTTTTTCGGTTGATTCAGGTGCAATGGATTCATATGTCGGTTGGCTTGGTCAAAGTTTACAGCCAAGTACAGCTTTCGATTATATGTTTATGGATGGAGAACATGGTAATGGAAAATGGATGATGCATCAATCATTACCTCCGTATATGTATGTTGAACGAGACATTGAAAGTGGATTTGATGGTCGCTTAGACAAAATTATAAATAACAGAATAGAACAAATTTTGAGAAAGTGAGGTAGAAAATGCCAGGTACATATCAGTATGATGTAGAAATTAAATCAAATGTAGCAAAACTACTTTCAGATATGAAACAAGTACAAGACAGATTAGACACTGTTGAGGGCAAAGAATATAAAATCAAATTGAATGTCGATGAAAAGAAATTATCCAGTGTAATTTCTAATCTCGAAAAGATGCTTGATTCTCTTGGTAAAGGAACAGGTGATTTTAAACAGTTTGAGAATTTATCAAAAGAGTTATCAAGTGTTGTCTCAGAAGTACAGAGTTTAAGTAAAGCTTTTGGCAAAGTAGATGATTCTGGTGCTAAAACACTACTCTCTTCTATCCAGAACATTGATAAGTCACTTGCTGAACTAAGTCGGAATATTCTCAATGTTAATAAAAACATGAGCAATATGGGTGGCAATACGGGTGGTGCTGTCAAACAGGTGGAGAATATTAGTAATGCATATCAAGATGCTGCTAAAGAAGCTGAGAAGTTGGCTGATGCACAGAGTAAGATTGGAAAGAAAACGAATATTTCATATACTTCTACAGAATCTGCTACTAATTCCATAAAAGAAGAGAATAGTGTATTAGAGCAGAATACTCAGAAAATTAAGGAAAATACACAGGCAAAAGAACAGAATGCAAATGTAAATCTTAATAAGTATGATAAACGGTTAGATTCTTATAATGGTAAGATTGATAAATACAAGACAACTATTGATAGATTTAATGATGGTGGTTGGTCAAGTGATACATATTTAAAAAATGTACAAGCTGTCAAGAATGCCGTTAATGAGTATGAAACTCTGCTTAATGAATTAAAGGGCAAAGATGCTAGTTTGGTGACAAGTGATGATATTTCCAAATTGGACGAGTATGAAAAGAAAATCAAAGATACTATCGCTACTGTCACTAATATGTCAGCTTCTGAAAAGGGATATAACTTTGTTTCTGGTCAGAAAGAATTAGACAAGATTCACAAACTTCTCAATGAAAATAGTAAGATGTCTTCTGAGGCAAAAGCTAAAATCAAAGCTTACTATGCAGAAATTGAAAGCGGTAATCCTAGTATGAGTCTTGACAAGATTCATGGTGAAATCTTAAAGATTTATAATGCTGAAGTTGAAGCTGGTCGTGCTGGCAGAACATTATGGGACACCTTAAAGAATAGCGGATTCCATCAGATTGCTGCGCAGATGGCAGGAATGGTTGGCGTGTATGATGTTATTAATCTTGGTAAAGAAGGTTTAAGTGTCGTAAGAGAACTTAATACCGCTCTCACAGAAATGCGAAAAGTATCTGATGAATCTTTGCAAAGTTTAAAAAATTATCAGAATACAACATTTGATACGGCAGATGCGGTTGGTACAACTGCAAAACAGATACAGACAAGCACTGCCGACTATATGCGATTGGGTGAGTCGCTTGATGAAGCTTCCGAAAGTGCGAAAACAGCAAATGTACTCCTGAATGTATCTGAATTTAATAATATTGAAGATGCAACTAAGTCACTTGTTGCTATGGGACAAGCGTATAAAGACTTAGATAAAATGACCATTGTTGATAAGCTTAATGAAGTAGGTAATAATTATGCAATATCAACAGATGAATTAGCCACTGCCCTTCAAAAATCATCAGCTACTCTCTCACTCATGGGAAATACGATTGATGAGGCTGCAAGTTTAGTCACTACAGCGAATGCAACGATTCAGGACGCAGATAGTGTTTCAGCAGGTTTACGCACGATTTCTCTTAGATTGGTTGGTACAGAAGAAGCCGAAGAAGAGCTTTCTGCAATGGATGAGGAAGTAGATGCTTTCGTAAAAGCAACAAATTCAAAAAAACAACAGATAATCAAAGATTATACTGCCGTAGCTTCTAACAATTATCAAGGTTTTGATATTCTTGATAGTAATGGAAATTATAAAAATACATATCAAATCCTCCTCGGTATAGCCAAAGTCTATAAAGAGATTCAGGAACAAGATAAAAAATTGGGAACAAATCATGCCACAGCTTTAATTGAAGAATTAGCGGGCAAAAACCGTTCGAATATTGCTTCAGCGATACTGCAAGATCCGACACAGCTTGAAGCTGTTAAGAAATCTTCAGAAGAAGCATTGGGATCAGCAAAAAACGAATTAAACTCTTATCTTGATAGTATTGATGGTAAAATGGCACAGTTGGAGAATCGTGCGCAGGAGTTCTGGTTTAAGGTGATAGACTCCGAAACTATTAAGAATGGTATTGATTTATTATCCACTCTGATTAAAGGTACTACTGATTTTGTAGATACAGTTGGATTGTTACCAACTATTCTTACAGGAATTGGAGCAGCATTATCTTTTAAAAATGTCGGCATTGATACGTTAGTGGCGTATTAATCAAATCATTGTTATTGTTTTGAACGTACCGACATCATAGGGTTTCTAACGGATACGTTAGTTTGGACTATGATAAGTATGCTATACATACGATAAACGAAGACGCAATATGCGAGGAAGGCTGTAAAACTCATGGTACTACTCTATTATAAGGAAACTAAATAGACATAGTAAAAATTCATGAATTCAGTTGGTTCGCAGGGATAGACCTTTAAAATGGTAAGCCCTCAGAGAGTGACAACCGTTGGTGGTAGTTATATGAAACGATGCTACTATAATATGCATTCCGTACTCATGACACGACATGTTAAATGATGTGAACTTATCTCATATCTCGTGTAAATCAGTTTGACCTCTCAGTTCCTAGAGGTAGATAAGATGGAACAAAACCAAGAAATCTTGATTTCAATCGAGTAAAATAGAGAATAATAAAATAGCACCACAAGTTGCTGTTCTTGTAGTGCTAAATTGTCTTTGAGATTACCGAAAATCAAAGACTCTCTATATTGTAACATTGGGGGTAGTACATAAAATTGGTGTATGTACAAATTTATTGTATCAAATTGCCATAATTTTACAATCCAGAACGTAAGTTTGTCGAATAATGCAGAAAGAAAAATATTCAAATTTTGAATAATTCTATTTACAAAATTTTACAATTATGCTATTGTGAAAATATAAAAATTTTTGCATTTTTTGAAGGAGGCAAATTGGATGGAAGATATTAAAACAAGTCCGAAAAGTTTAAGATCGTTGGTTGGTGAAATCAATAAGGGAAAATATAATTTTGACTTACCAATTCAACGTAGAGCTGGTATTTGGAAACCAAAAGAGAAGTCATTGTTTATTGATACTTTGTTAAGAAACTACCCTATTTACCCTGCACTTGTGAATAAACACAGTGACACAAAAGAGATTGATGTAGTTGATTTTAAGCAACGTTTTACTACAATCGCAGCCTTTGCTAATGACGAATTTAAATTATCAAAGAATTTAAAACCATTAACAATTGATGGGACTGAATACGAAATCGCAGGAAAGAAATTTTCTAAGCTTGACGAAACTGTTCAGTCAAGATTTAATGACAGAGATATTTCTATTATAACAATGACAGATGCAACCGAAGAAGAAATTGTTGATATTTTTGAAAGAATAAATATGGGACACCAACTTTCAAACGGACAGAAAAGAAGCACTATTGAAAGCAATGAAGTTAGAGAAATTATTTACTCTATTGCTGATCATCCATTCTTTGAAAAAGTTTTATCTCCTGCCCAGTTTAAAAAGAACCTTGACAGAGATATTGTTATTCAATGTTTAATGCTTACAGAAAAGACAGATAAAAACAATTTTACTTCATTTAGAGATGTAGATATGAATAAATTTATTATGTATTATAATGATAAGATTGCAGATCCAAATGAAAAACAATTTGCAGAAAAGAAAATTGAAAATCTGCGCAAAGCATTAGATAGGTTGAATGAAGAACTTCCAGAAGATGTAAAAATAAAAGCAAGTACAATTCCAATGTGCATTTATGGAATGTACCGTATGGTTAGAGATTCTAAATCTACTTCTAAATATATGGAATGGTTGAACGAATTTTTAGCATCATATGATACGAACTTGGATTATTTGCAATACTGCTCTAATGGTACATCTAATAGTGATATGGTAAATGGACGATTGCAGTTCTTTAAAGATGCTATAAAGGAAATTGGATAAATTATTTTGGAATATTTTTCATATATACAAATTAAGATATATATGATAAAATAGATTAGCGGAGCGTAAACATACGTTCTATATTGCATTATTATTATCTTTGATATATAATAAATGCATAAATAAATTTTGGTAGCTCATATATGAGTGAATATTTATGTTCTGTCAAATGGCAGGAAGGGGGTTTGTTATAAACTCCCTTATTTATTTTTAAAGGAGAAAATGATATGCATAGAGTTATGGTTTTTATTGATTATCAAAATTTTAATATAAATCTTAAAGAACATTATAAAGGCAAAACATTTAAACCAATTAATTATTGGGCTTTAGGTAAGGCGATAAATGAAATAATACCATTTCAATCAGAAGTTTTAAAAACTTATTTATTTGCTTATAAGCCATGCGATGATCTAATGAAGATAGAAAGCTACTCGAAATATTATGAATGGCTTACTAAATTAAAGAAAACACCATATCTTGAAATTATTGAAGGTAGACAAGAATTACGAACTTATGATGATATAAAATTAGATATAAATGATCCTAGAACTTATTATACAGAGGAAAAAGAAACTGATATAAACCTTGCTACTCATATGGTAGCAAAAGGATTTCAAAATGCATATGATATTGCGGTGCTTGTATCGGGAGATACTGATTATATAAAAGTTGTAGAAACATTACACAATATTGGTAAAATTGTTGTAATAGCTCATTTTAAACATCAAAATGTAAGCCGCTATGATGATATTTGCGATTCAAATATTATTCTATATGATAATGTATTAAATCAAGCAGTAAACAAGAAATATAATGAAACAAAAGAGCAGGACTAATCTCCTGCTCTTTTACTATGTATGTGTTTTTGTTAAATTTATGGATTACAAACACTACAAGGTTCATATCCTTCTGCTATAGCATCGTTTATATCAATTGCAATTTTACTATTCCATAAATATCTACATCCATCTTTATGATATTTTGAGCCATTTTCGGTGATATAAACTGTATATGTATTATTTTCTTCAGAATAATCATTATTATAATAATCACTGTCATAATAAGCATCTTCATATGATTTATAAGATTCTATTTGTTTTTTAAGATCAGAAATTGTATCATCTTTTTCGTCAAGAAGCTTATTTAGATCATCTATTGTAGATTGTTTGTCTTTTAAATTAGACAGTTGCTTATCCTTTTCGTTTAATTTTATTTCTAATCCGATTCTATTGTTTGTTAATTCTTTTATTCTGGACAAATATTCATTGTTTTTTGATTTTAAATTCGATTTTTCTTTTTGTAACTTTGAATTTTTTGATTTAAGTTCAATTATTTGATTATTTTCTGAATTTAATTCGTATAAAGAGTAAATATCTGTACCAGTTAATATAGTGATAATTAAAAGTAGAAAAATTACAAGCTTCTTTTCTTTTGTGAATTTTTTCATAATTAAAACTTCCTTATAGCTGTTGAAATAAATATATCTAAAAAGAGAATATATAAATATGAGGATAACATAATGTCATCCTCATACCATTGTGCACCGTGTTACACTAAACACTCAAATTTTCTAGCAGAAATTAAAATAATTATGTAAGTTATTTGCGTTTAATTTTGAACCAGAGATGTTTGCCAGCATGTAGTTCAAAATACTTTACACTTCTTACAACATTGCAAGCTAATAATATCGCAATTATTGCAAGTAAGGTAAACGCAAAGGCAATTGCGATCGTGCAAAAACACGAAAGCAAAATTGTAAAAATCTGTTCCATATCTCACCTCCCTTCTGATTATTAAGTAATCGTCTTGGGAAGTTATATGGGACAGAACGTCCAGAATTGTATAAACTTCTGATGTGAATACACCTTCGCTTTCTATGGTTCTAAGCCATTGGTGTATGGTTAATGAGTTACATCTGTATATATACAGGTTAAATTTATTGTAGCACAGCATTCCATATTATGATAGTCTGAACATATGTTTACCATTTTGCTCCACAATTTTTACAGTGCATTGTGTTTCTTACATCTGAACTGAACAATCCAAATATTGCACCGCCAAATATTTTCTTACCAGTTGAAATCTTTTCTACATTAAGTGAGCCACAGGTAGGGCATTTTGGCATGTTCTTACCACCATTGCGAAAAGCTATTTTAACATCCGCACCTTGACGTATTGCATCACCGATAGCCATATCTCGTTCATATTCGGCAGATTTTTGTGCTTTGATTCTGTCTCGATTATTAAAGAGATATTCATCAAATTCTGGTGAAGATTTTACGCACTCTTCTATGAATTGGTCTTTTTTGTTTTTATCAATAGTATCATGGTCAATTTCACCATTCCAGACTAATAAATATTTATCTGGAATAGGGTAACAAATTGATCCACATATATCACAATCGTTTTTTTCAGTACCAAATTTCATCCATACTCTTCCGCATTTTTTACAATACATTAACATGATAATATACCTCCAATTTATGAAAATTGTATCACATATAATAAAATTCGACAAGCATTCAAACAGCTTGTATTGATAATATAGTATGATATTCAAAACATTTGACAGTGATAAAGATACATTTTCATCAAAATTTGGAATATTTGGAAAATCATTTGAAGATATTGGAAATAGATTTAAAAAAGTTTCTAATGAATTAATTGAAACAAATGATTATACAATATCAAATATTGTGAATGCATGGAAAAATTCTTCTATTAAGGAAGATTTAAGTGATAAATTTATTATTACTAAATCTGATATACAAAATAAATTAAAAGACCTTTCTGTTTATGATCAAGATCCATCTAATATTTTGGCTTCACTTCTTAATAATAAAGAAAAAATAGAAGCTGGTCAAAAAACTTGGCAGGATTATTTTAATTGCCTAAAAGAAGGCGAAAAATGGCAAGTAAAATTTGTTCAAGAAAATGACTTAACTAAAGTATCTCTTGATGATGTAAAAAATGCTCAGAATGCAGCAAAACAGTCTGCTATTGCTTATAATAATGGATTAGAGCAAATGACCATTGGTGCTAAAGCTGCTAATATTGCTTTAGAAGGATTAAAGATGGCGGCAAATATGATTGCTGGTATGCTTATCGCAGAAGGCATCCAACTGGCTATCACAGCAATAGATAACTGGATTCATCGTGTCGAGAAGGCAAATGAAGCTATGGATAAAGCTACTAGTGAATATGCTTCTGCGAAATCCGTACTAGAAGAAACGACATCTCAGTTAAACGAACAAAATAAACGAATTGATGAACTTAATAAGAAAGATAAACTTACCTATGTTGAACAGGAAGAATTAGACAAATTAAAAGAAGCTACTCGACAGTTAGAGCTTCAAAAAAATATTGAAGAAAAAGAGAAGGCTAATTCTGCGCGAGAGGCGGCAGATAAAACAGTAACTGCATTTAATAAGCAATATGGGAAAGGTGATATTGATAAAAATGCGGTTGATACTCAACTTGCTCAGTCAAAAGCAACTGGCGTATTTCAGGAAGCTCGAAACAGCGATGATATTGTTGGCAATTTAGCATCTTTTGAATATTATACGGAGCAGATGGAAAAGACACAAAAGAGATATAACAAAGCCTTGAAATCTGGTTCTAAGGATGATATTAAGTATTATGAAGAGAATTTACAAGATTGTATTGATACTGTAGATGAATATACAACATCATTAAATAATAATATTGAAGATCTCACAAAGAAGAAGAACAATCTTCAAGATGCCTATGATAATGCTGTCAAAAAGAAGTCTAATGGAGAATCTTTGTCTTCCGATGAAAAAAATACAATTTCAAAATATCAAGAAATTGCAGACATAATTAAGTTAATCTACTCTTACACTGACAAAGTAGGATGGAATAATTCTCAGATTTCAGAAATTTTCAATACAAACGGAATTGAGAAATCAAAAGAAGATCTTCAACAATTGGCACAAGAAGGTAAGCTTACAGAGGAAGAATTACAAAAATATCCTAATCTCATGAATGCGATTAATAGCGCAGAGTTTTTAGGGGAAAAAGATTCTAATCTTAAAGTTTTCTGTGATGATTTGAATGCTGGTGTGGATGCTATTGAAGATACGGGTAATGCTGCTGATTCTGCTGCCCCATCTATCGCTTCTTTTGACGAAGCATGGCTCAATCTCAAAAACACAGACGATTCCGATTTAAAAGGTGCGGCAGATGACCTTCTTGACCTTGCAAATGCAGGACAATTAACAGGAAACGCACTTGAAGGTTTGGCTGGTGGTCAGCAGTTGATGAATGAAACAGGTTTATCAGCAGAGGCACTTGCACAGAAAATAAATGGTCTTGTAAACGCTTCTACGCAGCTCTCTTCTATGTCTACACAGATTTCTAAGATATCTGATATGCTTGCTGACAAGAAAAATGGTACAGTTGCATCCGCTTCTGATTTAGCAGGATTTGATGTTTCAGTCCGTGGTCTTGAATCATGGGATAAGTTTGAAGAGGTAATGGGTAGTTCTGAATCTAGCATGGATCAGTGCCAGAAAGCAGCCAATGCTCTTGCTACTGAATGGGTAAATGATGGCAACTTCTTGGCAAACCTTACTGATGAAAACAAACAGTATTATATCACTCAGCTTGAAGATATGGGTGTTAAAAATGCCGAGCAAATTGTAATAGAGGCTCTGACAAAAAAAGAAGAAGAACTTAGGTTTGAAAAACTTCTTTCTGCTGATGCATCTACAGATTTTCAAAATGCAACAGTTGCAGATATTCTTAAGCTTCAAAATCTTGGTGATATTACAGAACAAGAAAAAGCAAAATTGGCAGCTTTCACATTGGAAAAACAGTATTGTAATAAAAATACTATTGTAACTGATGCAGATTGCCAAAATATCTACACTCTTGCTAAAATGGCTGGTGCAGGCACAGAAGCTTTAAATAAACTTGCCGCATTAAAACAGCGATTGTCTGATAATCCAATTATGTCTAACGAAATGCGCAATAATATTAACAGTGCAATTCAGGATATTGTAAATGGTGTAACAACTTCAGCTGGTGCAAAGTTAGATATACCACAAGTGAAAGTAAATTCTTCTGGTTCATCAAGTTATAAATCTCCGTCATCAAAAAAATCCAAATCTAAATCAAAAACAAAGTCTGATGCAGCCGAAGTATTTGACTTTATTGAGATTAAACTTAACAATCTTACAGACAAGGCATCTAAGGCTAAAGACAAGATTGATGATCTTCTCACATTCGGTCAGAAGAAAAATCAAACCAAAAAAGCAATCGAAGCTACAACAAAGGCTATTACTGCACAGGAAAAAGCATACAAGAAATACATGGCATATGCCAATAAAGCTGCGAAAACACAGAATAGCAAAAAGACAACTTCATCATCTTCATCATCCTCCTCTTCTTCTACAGGTGGAAACGCTTTGTATGATGCTGCTACAAATTACCTTGGATTGAAATATGTTTGGGGTGGCGCAAGTCTTACAAGTGGTGCTGATTGTTCTGGATTTACACAGCAGATTTATAAGAAGTTTGGTGTAAGTTTACCACATCATGCGGCTGACCAGGCTAAGATGGGAACAAAAATTACATCGAAGAAAAATTTGCAAGCTGGTGATTTAGTATTCTTTGGAAGCAAGAACAACATCACACATGTAGGTATTTATGGTGGAGACGGTAAGTTTGTTGAATCCCCTCATACTGGCGCATCTGTAAGAGTTTCCAAACTTTCATCTCGTAAGGATTTTGTATCTGGTTCACGTTTTAGCAAAATCAACAATGCAACATCTACATCTTCTAGCAGCGGAAAGAATGTAAAAAAGATAAAAGGTGTATCATCCAAGACACTTGACCATTATAAGAAACTTATCCGTGAAGGAACACTTGGTTCAGATGGTATCGCTTCTATTAAGAATGAAAACCTGAAAAATGCATTAAAGGATTATCAGGTCTATTATGAGAAAGCAAAAGCTTGCAAGGAACAGGTTGCCAGTCTTACGGATCAGTTAAAGGATTTATATGAGACTTTAGCGAACAACCCGATTGACAGTGCTTCTGATAAGATTGAGAAACTTGGAACAAAGATTGATATTCTGAATGCCAAGGTAGGTAATCTTACATTTGATCCAACAAAGAAAATCGGCACGTCTGATATTGATGGTCTATATAAACAGATTATTAAAAACTACAATAGCCAGTTATCAGCTTCAAAAACTGCTTATACTGGTGCAACAAAGAGTTATAAATCCAATAAGAGTTCTCTTACAAAGTCTCTAAAAAAAACAAAAGCTAAAAACATTGGTCTTACTCAAAAGGAATTTAATTCTATTAAGAGTAATTTAAAATCCAATAAGTCAATTTCGTATAATCTTATTAACAAGATTGAAAATGACACTCTTAGGGAAAAGTGCATAGCACATAATGAATATCTTCTTGCAAAGAATACCGCAACTGATAATTATAATCAGGCTAAAGAGGATTATACCTCTAATGTTCGTCAGGCTAGGAAAGATCGCTTTGATAAGGTGCAGGCAAGGTATGATAATAAAGCTGGGCTGATTGAGCAGAGAAAGAACTCTGTCTCCAATTCCCTTAATATAGCTGAAGCAAAAGGTCAGTTGATTGGTGAAGCTTATTATGCACGTCAGGCAAATGCCGTCAAATCTGACATGAAGCTTAAACAAGAAGAAGCTGGAAAACTTGCAAAGAAATTATCTACAATTAAGTTTGGCAGTAATGAATGGTATGAAGCGCAAGAAGCTTTAAATGGTGTCTATGAAGCCATTCAACAGGACGAACAGGAACTTGCAGAGTTTCAAAAATCTATCAATGAGTTGAAGTTTGACCGTTTTAACGAGTTGCTTAATAAGCTTGGAGACATCACAGACGAGACAGATTTCTTAGTTGACATGCTTGATTCTGACAATCTATTTGACAGTAATACGGGAATGATTACGCAGGATGGTATTACTGCTATAGGGTTGACTGCACAGAATTATGATACATATCTTGCGGAGGCTCAAAAGTACAAAGATGCTATTGCTGATCTGAATGAGATGTATAATAGTGGAAAAATTGGTCTTACTGATTATAACTCTAAACTTCGTGAGTATCAGCAAGGTCAGCGTGATTCTATTAAGTCTGCAAATGAAGCAAAGAAGTCATTAGTTGCCTATGTAAAGCAAGGATTAGATGCACAAAATGATGCTTTGGAAGAAGCAATTTCGAAGAAAAAGGAATTGTTAGAAACCGAAAAAGATTTGCACGATTTTCAATCCAAGATTGCTGATCAAAACAAGAACATTGCTAATTTGCGCAAGCAGATTGCGGCACTGGAAGGCGATTCATCAGAATCAAATCGTAAAAAGCTTCAGCAATTGAAATCCGATTTGAAAGATGCCGAAAAAGAACAGTCAGATACTTTGTATGATCGTTCTGTATCCGATCAAGAAAAAGCACTCGATGATATGCTCACCAAGAGTAAAGAGTCTGCTGAAGACTACCTGAAAGATACCAATAAGGTCTTCTCTGATGCTCTCACATATGTTAATGCTAACTCTTCACAGGTTGCATCAAACATTGAGAAAATTGCAAAGGATACTGGTTATGATGTGTCTACTTATATTGTGAATGCTTGGAAAGATGGTGGCGATGCTGTAGGTGATTATGCAAGTACATTATCTTCTAACATTCCAAACATTACTGCACAGCTTGGATTGATTGCGTCTTCATGGCAATCTATTTGTAAAGCTGCGGATGAAGCTGCTGAAGCAAGTGCTAAGTACGCAGAGACAAAAGTTACAGACACACAAGGTATTGGATCACCAAATGATTCTGGAACTAGCGGAAACGGCTCTGGTTCTTCTGGAAGTAATGATGCTGACAAGCAACAGGAATTGTACGAACTCAGAAAGAAAGCAAGTGATATTACGGAATGGATATCTAAGCATTCAGTATCGGCAACACACAAGAAATCGTATTACGGTGCTCTTAATCAGTATCTTTATGATAAACAGCATGGACAAGTTCTGAGTAAGGCTGATGAAGTTGCCCTTGCGAAGAAACTTGGTGTATCTGTAAAAAGTGATTTGTCTGGTAAGAATGATAGAGAAAAAATTACTTCAGCTCTCAAGAAACTTATAAAAGACGCTTCGTTCTCAACTGGCGGTGTGATTAAGGATCTTGTTAAACTTTCTGGGGAAGATGGTATTAGTTTCTTACAACGTGGCAAAGCTGTTCTTTCTAAGGAACAGACACAAGCATTGTTGAATTTTAAGCCTGTTATTCCACAGATTGACTCTATCATTGGCAATCTGAAGAACATTCCTATTGAGAAAATTTCATCCCAATCTCCTACTTATCAAATTGATAATAGAACCATTGTTGAAGGCGTTGCCACCGATCAGATTGTTAAACAGATGGAAGGTGTTGCTCAAAAACAGGCTGAAAATGTTGTAAGAAAGATCAACCAAGCTACTTATGCTAAAGGCGTAAGAAGATAATTTATGGAGAGGATGTAATAGTTCTCTCCTATTTTAATGGAGGAAAACGTATGTCAGAAGTGACTAATGAAAGAAAAGTAAGTATTCTCGAAAAACTGCTTCTTGAACGTGATAAACAGATTCGAAGGTTACAGGAAGAGAATACTGAATTACAGAAAGAAATTGAAAGTTTTGGAAGTGATATTCAAGAATTACAGGATATTATTTCTGAGACGCAGAAATTGAATAGAGAGTTTTCTGGCACAAACAGAGAAATGAAAAAACTCAAAAAGAAATATGAAAAAGAAATGAAGAAAATGATGTAAAAAGAAAGGAGGCTACCATGACAATTCAAACTCGTGGTTTTACTTTTGATAGCATAACCTCCGATGAGCTTGGACTTATGGTGTGTGAATTCAATGGGAATACCTCATCTGAAACATCTGGTGGAAATATTGAATTTACCTTGATATCTGCTCCTATCAGAAATAGATGGTACAAAAGTGGAAATGCAAACTATTCAGAAGCGATTATGTTTGAATTTCAAGTTATGAAACAGAATTTTGAGCCAATTGATTCATATGAATATTCTACTTATGCTAGATTATTACAACGAAAAGATGATTACAAAGAATTTACAATCACAAAGTCTGATTATGATACAGTACATTTTTATGTGCAATTAAATATTTCACCGATTCAAGTCGGTGGCGATATTATGGGGCTTAATATTACAGGCACTACAGATTCTCCGTATGCTTATGGACAAATGATTACAAAGAAAATTTCTACTAAAAATGGTATTGGTATGTTAAAGTTTGTAGATATGAGTGATGAAATTGGTTATATTTATCCCGATATAGAAATTGACATTTCCAGTGCTTGCAATCTTAAAATTACCAATGAAACATCGGGTGAAATTTTCAAGCTGAATAATTGCATCAATAATGAAGTTATAAAAATTGATGGAACAATCTTAGAAATCACTTCTACAGCTATATCACATAAAATCTACAATGATACAAACTACAAATTACCACGTATTGTAAACGACTTAAATAAAAGGACAAATATATTTAAAATTGAGGGTAATTGCACTCTTACGATGAAATATAGACCTATACGAAAGGTGGTGATCTGATGGCAGTTCAATCATTTAATTTACCAGTTGATTTTTTGAATAATCTTGAAAAACCAATTATTTACATTACCAAAAAGGATAAAACCTTTCTTGGTGCAGTAAGTATTTATGATGATTTATCTCTCACTTTTAATCTAAACGCTTATCAGACTGCTTCTTTTAAAATCTATAGAGATATCAATGGTAAGAAGTATGAACATTATGACGATTTTCAAGAAGACCGTCTAATTATGATTCAAGGCATTGGTTGGTACAAAATTCATGTGGAGACTAATATCGAAGATACAGGAATCTCAAAAAGTATTACTGCAAACTCATTGGAATGTACTTTATGCAATAAGCGACTCATTGATTTTGAATGTAACTCAGGCGAAATCCTGTACGATGATTATGTGAAAACTATCTTCTATGATCCTATTAATCCAAAGGGAAGTCTGTTGAATCGAGTATTAAATGTTGCTCCAAGTTGGTCGGTTGGTCATGTAGATGCTTCTCTTGCTAATAAACAGAGAAGTTTTGACGAGGACGATATAGATGTATATTCATTTTTAACTGGTGATGTATCAGAAGCATTTAATTGCTTGTTTGTTTTCGATACATTCAATATGACTATAAATGCTTATGATTTAGACGATTATGGAGAAGATACAAATATCTATATCTCAATTGATAATCTTGCGCAGTCTATGACAGAAAGCATTGATGAAAATAGCATTATTACATGCTATCGTGTAAATGGTGGTGATGGAATTTATATCAATGAAGTCAACCCAAATAGCACAAATAAAATTTACAATTTTGAGTATTATCTACCAGAAATGGAAGAATCTATTCAGAATAAGGTGAAAGCATATAATGAGAAATATCAGTCTTTAAAACCACAGTACGAAGAAATTATGAAACGTCTTGGTGATCAGATTGGCGTAATCCAGGATCTCGAAACGCGATTACCTGATAGTTTGGATTCTAAGGATTGGACGAAATATGGATTAGAGTTTTTGGATTCTAAGGTTAAATCGTTCAAGAATATAGATGAAGTTTATTGTGCACAAGGCATGAATAAACCAGATTCTTTTAACTATAATTTGTATCAGCAAAATCTTGAGGATTTGAACAATGTTACTGCCGAATACAATAAAAGAAAGTCTGAGGTTGATTCTGCTACAGAAGTTTATAATTTTATTATCGCAGAAAGAAATGCTGTTCAATCTCAGTTGGATATGGATAAATGGGTTACTAAGGATGAATGGAAAACACTTGATTCTTATGTTGTAGAGGAAACATATAGTAATGATAACTATATCACCACAGATAATACAACAGACACAGAAAGATTTGATATTGAGCGACAGTTATTTGATGTTGCATGGAAAGATTTATCTAAAAAATGTAGACCACAATATCAATACTCTTCTACTCTTTCTAATGTTCTTACTATTCCACAATTCAAAGGATTCTTGAAATATTTCCAACTTGGCAATTTTATAAGAATGGCTACTGATTACGACACCGTTATTAAACTGAGATTGATTAGTTTTACTGTTGATTATAATGACACAAGTAAGATTGATGTAACTTTCTCTGATGCTATTCGTGTACATGATATTTATGAAGATGCATCTAGCATTCAAGCGCAAGCTAATTCGGCTGCTATGAGCTTTCAGTTTAACAAAGACCAATACGATAAGTCTGTAAATCAGAGTAACTTTGTTGAGGAAATGCGGAAATATGGATTAGATGTTGCAAATATTCCTGTAAAAAATCAACATCAATCATGGGACGAAACTGGAATGTGGTTCAGGCAATGGAATGAACAGAAGAATGACTTCGATCCCGAACAGATTAAGATTATTAACAACCAAATTGTATTTTCCGATGATGGTTTCAAGAGTGCAAAAATGGCTATCGGTAAGATACCCATTGATAAAAATGGTAATACTGTTTATGCCGTAAATGCCGAAGCGATTTTAGGAAAATTATTTTTGGGAGAATATCTTACGCTACAAAATAATTCAGGTACTTATAAATTTGATGATGATGGTTTTATTGCTAAAGGTGGTAATAACTCTGTACGAATTCAACCGAATCAAAGTGGAGAATTATTTTCTATTTACAAAGGAAATAACAAACAGTTTTACGTTGACTCAGATGGTAATGTGCATTTTACAGGCGATTTGACTGGTTCTTCTGGCATTTTCAGCGGTCAGTTAAAAGGTGGTTCTATTAATCTTGGTAATGGGACATTTATGGTTGATAAGAATGGAAATGTTTTTGCAAACAATGGAACGTTTGGTGGAAACTGTACATTTAAAGGGACATTGGATGGAGCAGATGGAAGTTTTAGTGGTAAAGTAAATGCATCTTCTGGGACAATAGGAGGTTGGAATATTGGAGAAACATCTTTGTATAGTGGTTATATAAATACTTCTATTGGTTATATGAACGCAGTATTATCTCCTGGTGGGTTATCGTTCGATTTATTAGGTCAAAATAATACTATGATTATAAATGCATTAAATATTGGTTGGGATTCTAATGATTTGTGTTCATTAATAAAAAGAGATTCTATAACAACACAGGAGCTATCGTTGAAGCAATTAAATTTTATTATGTTATCCAACCCAAAAATTACATGTCCTAGTGGATATCTTACATTCGATACCACAAATAATGTACATTTTAAAAATACGCCTTATATTGATAATTATAGTTCTTACCTTGCTAGAGAAGAATGGTGTAATGATAAATTTGCATTAAAAACAGATTTATCTGGATACACAACAAATTCTCATCTTGAGGACAGATTAGATGATATAAAATCATGGGTAAGAAATAATTATGCAACAAAATCATGGTGTAACAGTACATTTAAAAAGAAGTAAAGAAAGGGCTTAATATGGAACAAAAACAGAATAATACACAAACACTGGAAGTTGTTTCTTATCCAAAAGATAAGATTCAGCTTCTTTTTAATATACTGAACTCTATGAGTTTTATAGGGATTCAGCAAGCACAGGGAATCGCACAGATTAGTGTAATTCTTAACAACCCAATTGTAGAGGATAAAACAGAAAATGTAACAAAGGAGTCACAAAATAATGAGGTAAAGTAAATGTCATGTGAAGTATTTAACAATTCAGACTTTGGTATGATTGGTGGATGTCGGCAGACATTTAGTGTAGATTTATATGATATTCTTGATGAAGAATATCATATTGCTGCATCTTCATGTGAATGGCGTTTGGCTAAATATGGAGAAACAGAAGTCTTAGCAACCGAATCAACTGTCAAAGGTACAATAAATATTACAGATAACATAATTCAAATAACAATTCCCTCTTCTGATACACAGAACTTATTTGGTAAATTTACACATCAGTTGGTTATTACAGATAAGTTGGGAAATCAATTCGTAGCCGACCTCGGCAAAATTTCAATCAAACCCATGATCAAGTAAATAAGGAGGATTCGTAATGATTAATACATACGAAAAAAATCAAATTCTTAATAATATTTTTCGCAATGGAGAAAAGACAATTTATATTGGTGTAAGTAAAACTGCTCCAAGTGAAGACGGAACTAATTGTACTGAGCCTACGGTTTCTAGTTATAAGCGTTTTGCTGCAAAATGTGATGCAACTAATTGGAACGAATCTGTTCAAGGTTCGACTACAAATTCTGTAGTATTTCGTTTTGATGAAGCACAGGAGTCATGGACAACTGCAGCGTCACCTGTAACTCATTGGGTAATTTTTGATGCCGCCACTGGTGGAAATATGATGTTCTATGGAGAGCTTATGAGAGCACAGGAAATTCCTGCTGGTGCAGTTCTTGAAATCCCAGCAGAAGGACTAACGACTACTGTACTGAACGCATAAAAGAAAACGAGGTGAAGTATGCGAATAAACTATCACATTTTATCATCCAAGATTTCGGATAGACAAACATTTCGTGAGTATATTCATGGTGCTTCACGATATACTCAGCTTGTTAATACGAGTTTTATTAAAATTAAAAACTCTATTAAAACAGCATTAAAAGCAATATTAAAGCCACGCATAAACAACGTGGCTTTTAGTAATTCAAAATTTCTAACAAGAGTCTTGTTTTTGTTCCATGCAAAATCAAGAAATGAGATTAAGTTTGATGATGATTCAACATTTTTAATTCGTGAAAATGTCAAAAGTAAAGAAGAAAACACAATAAAGATAGAGAATAAAAATACATCCTCTTTCATAGTTTCTAAAATAATTAAATCCAAAAACAATTCTGATATTGTTGTACAGGGCAACAATTCTTCCCTTTTATTAAGCGAAAAACTGAAAATTGATAATAATAATAATATTCAGGTTAAGAACAACGAAGTTCATATGCAGATAGGCGTTTTTAATAAATCAAATGAAGATAATAAAATCAATTTTACAAATGGGAAGGTCAATATGTCTGCTTCTTATTTGATACGATTAAAAATGATGAGTGGATCATTAAATAGTTATTATAATCAAACAATCTCAGAAACAGGTAGAAAGAAAATAATTTAAAAGGAGGAAATATATGTCAGAGATATTAAGTAACACTGGCGTTAAGTTGTGGGCTGAAACAGATTACAGCGAATTATGGTTGACTGTATTTGATCAACTTACAGGTCAAGGTGGTAAAAGCAATATTCGACTGATTGATGAGGCTATTGGCAAAATTAACGCCGCTCTTGACGGTTACAAATTTGAATTTTCTTCTGATGAGGATAGACTGTATATCTCTAAAGGAGATTCAAAGTTACCAGTTTCGTTAATTGATTCAAACGGTCACGTTGCATCAAAAGTTGACGGTACTACCATTACTATTGACGAAAGCGGTGTTGTAAAAGGAATTCCTGTAGATGATGCTTTATCAGAAGAATCAACAAATCCTTTACAGAATAAAGTGATTGCTGGCGAATTAAAAAGCATTAAATCTAAGATTGGAACAGATGAATCAACAATAAAAAGCAACACGAAAAGAATTGAAGCCAATGAAACGGCAATTTCCACATTAAATGGAACGGGCGATGGCTCAGTAAAAAAGGCAGTTTCAGACGGAATTGCAAAGGTTGTAGCTGGCGCACCTGAAGATTTTGATACATTGAAGGAAATGTCTGATTGGATTTCTACACATGAAACAAGTGCGTCTGCCATGAATAGTGCCATTAAGGATAATAAGAGTGCTATTACAGCATTACAGATTGGTAAAGCGGATAAGACGGAAATTCCAATAGTTCCAACAAATGTATCTGAGTTTACAAATGATGCAGGATATCTTACTGAACATCAAGATATCTCTAATCTTGTTGTAAAGGAAGAAGGTAAGGGATTATCTTCTAATGATTATACAAGCGAAGAAAAGACTAAGCTTGGTGGTGTTGGAACTTCGCAGGGAAGAAATATTATACCATATCCGTATTCTCAAACCACTAAAACTGTATATGGAGTAACATTTACAGATAATAAAGATGGTTCTATCGGTATTTCTGGAACGCAAGATGGCAGTACATCAAGACCTTATATGGGTGTTGGTATATGGTGGGGTACAGATAAAAAAGAGGGCAACATTAAAATTGATGCCAATACTTATTTTACTATTTCTGCTAATTGTAGCTCTGACAATGCAGGGATTCGCTATTACGTTTATGATGAAAGTGGTTCAAAATTAGCTGATAATATAGTTTATGGTACAGCGACAAAAACATTAAAATTTGATGTTGATACTTGGGTTGCTTTATGTATTGAAACTGCCGCTAATAGCGAAACTTATGATTGTATATGCAAACCTCAATTAGAGTTAGGTACTATTGCTCATGCTTATGAACCATCAATAGAGAGCAATGTAAATCTGAAAAAAGAAATTGACAAAACTTCGACTTTGCAAGGACAGAATCTAATACCTTATCCATATGACGGAACCGAAGGGAATACTAACGGTATCACTTGGACTGTAAACGATGACGGGTCTGTAACTGCTAATGGCACGGCTAGTAAAGATGCACCGTATTCATTGATATATCCATATAATTTATCTACCATGAAATCGCTTCAGTTAGGAAATACCTATATTATTAGCGATGGGCTCACTGATGAACAGCATACAAACGTTGGCTATATGCAGCTTGTTCGTTATGATAAAAACAATCCTACCAATTGGAAGTACGGAGTTTCTTCAATGAAAGGAACTGAAATATATACAGCAAATGATGAGAATACTCTCCAGTATGGAATAAGGTTGATTATTCGAAACGGCGCAACTGCTAATAATATTACATTTAAGCCAATGCTTGAAGTAGGTACGATGTCGCATGAATATCAACCTACTACGATTAGCAATACTTCTTTAAATGAAAGATTATCAGATCAGCAAGGGCAGAATTTAATACCTTATCCATATTATAGACCGGATAGTTATACGAATAACGGTATCACTTGGACAGTAAACGAAGATGGGTCTGTAACTGCTAACGGTACAGCTACGGCTACCGCGTACTATGCTGTTTTTATAGGCAAGTTAGGATTAGAAATTGGAAAAAATTACGTGTTGACGATAACTACAGTCAAAGGACAAGCATCTTTATATTTAGCCAATAAAAACAAACAAAATATAAATACGGACATTGCTGCTTGCCGTACTGTTAATAATTCAACATTAAGTGTTATTTTTAAGTATTCGCAAACCGATGACTTTGATCGTGATGAACTTGGTTTATATATTGTAGCTGGTACTACTTTAACTAACTGTATTATAAAATTCCAGTTAGAACGTGGCACTATAAGACACGAATACCAGCCTACAACTCTTAGTAACCCTACGCTGAAAAAGGAGATCGGAAGCGCACTGCAACCGGAAAGTATCGTAAATAACCAGACAACGACTGTGGTGGGATTTGCACTGGACGCAAGGCAGGCGAACCCGAATATTGATGGATCGCTCGCAAAGCAGATAAGTGATTTAAACGGCAGTTTAAATACTGTATTTTATGCGATTAAAGAAACAAAAGATGCGAACAACGCTGACCCTGGAATTGCACATATGCCACCGAACAGCAATTATGATACTTCTACCAATAATCCGTTTCCAAATTTCCACACGATACTTTTAACAATTCCATTTGTTGAGCTAGGTAGTGGCTATGCGGTTCAAATAGGTGTATCTATAGCTTCACAATACAATGGAAAATTAGCCGTTCGTGTCAAAGATTCGGGAAATTGGCAGGATTGGAATGTTATTTCTTAATAATACTCTTTCCGGAATAAAACTAAACATCGTATAGAATAAAGTTCCCATCCCAAACTTGTACAAAACAAAAAGTAGTACTTCGTGGACTTGTAAGCAACCCAGAGCTATAGTTTAAAGTTTCTAAGCCATTCCACGAAAATATCATAAGTGTGTAATCGCCAACATTTTTAAAAGTTGTTACGTTCTTAGATATCAAATTATAGAATTTATCTTCTATTGTGTTGATTTTGTATATCCCACAACCACCAGATACTTGCGACGATGAAGACCAATTATCAATAACTTTTCTGACTCTAAAATTATTTACGTCATTTAAACTGCCGTTTAAGAAAATATATCGAACAAATATTCGAACGCAACTTATTAACCATTTTTTATCATAGAAAGGAAAAAATAATATGGATAAAATTATTTTAAAAGATCAGACCAGCTTTGAAATTGCCGATGGTGCAAGCCTTGGAAACATCCAGATCCAGTCCAAAAATTTTGACGGGATTAAAACGATCACGGACACTTTTGCAGAGAACAACATTGCGGAAGTGACCTTTAAACACAATGATGAGGTATCTGGAAAATACACCGATCTGAAGTGTGATGGGTTTACATACGCACCGAATACGGACGAGGCCGGCAAGGAAGATGGAACCTACACGGTTACTATCAGGCTGCGAACCAAAAATGAAATCGAAAAACGTCTGGATTCATTGGAAAAAGGTCACATTGCAAACGCTACTGCTATTGATTCAATCATCACAGATATTATTCCAGGTATGGAAGATACTGAAGGTGCTGAATAAATATATTTCAAAGGAGGATTTTAATATGGAAACATTTATGGCAACAAGAATTGAAGAAGCAAGAGGAACTAGTCTTGAAAAGGGACAGGCAAAGTACAGAGCATATTTCGTAAGAAAGAGTGCCGCAAAACTGTATGGACGTTATCAGGATACTGTAAATAGTATCTTGGAACTTGATGGATTCTCAGATTGTATTGTATCTGAATAATCTTATCTACAACTGAATATTGAATAACCGAACCTCCGTTCTAAAATCAATTCCATTTATTTCCAAATGGAGAATATATATGTAGAACATATAAATTTTGATTTAGGATGGAGGTATTTTTTTACGTT